CGTGTGCTCTTCCGATCTTGAATTCTGGTGTCATTGAAATCTATCTCGTGTTTGAGTATTTTCTCTTCGTTGATGCCTGTGAGAAAGGCCAAGGCCATCGTCTGCAACTCATCTACCTCGACCTCTGTAGAGACGAACAGAACAGGCCAAGAATCGCCATTGTTTACCCAACCAAAACCTTCTTGATATATCTTATCACAGGCAATAGTACAAGCGTCAGCGAGCATCGTCCTCGTTTTACCGATACCAGTTGGCGCACTTCTCAAATAATATTTGCCTCGTCTTGCGCCACGAGTGATTGTATCCATATACTTGCCATAGAGATGCGCTCCCATCTCTGGCGTTTCAGACAATACACTAAGCAGATCCTCGATACCGTCACCGAGATTGACGGCACTGTCTGTGGCATTATCAACGTATTCGTCTCGAATGGTAAGAATACGATTATCAACAATATCTGACAGTTGATTGAGTGTCAGAGAGTCAAAATAGTCTTCTTGTTCTTTCTTTCTTTGTGGGTCAAAGATATTATCCAAATCCAAGAGCCAAGTAAGGTCTACTCCTGCTTTGGCATATCCACGCAAAAGACTCATCTTTTTGACGCGACCATAGTAATAGTCAAAGTTGGAAAGGTCAGCATCTTCCATGGCGCGAGCAACCCATTCAGCGCCTTTGCCCGCGCGATAGACACCTTGGGACTGTGGCCTATCTGCCAGATAGTCTTCAATGGTCTTGACATTTACCTTGCGGGCACCCATCGTATAGAGATTATATACCGCACCAAAAATCACTTTATGGAATTCGTTAGTGAAATCATTGGCGTTATAAAAGTACTGACCATCGTCGTCCAAAAGACTTGGATTGACAAGCGTACAGCCTATAACCTGTGCGGCAGCAGTTGAATCATAATACTTATTTTGTGCCATCTCTTGCCCCTATTCCAAGTCAAAAAGTCGGACAGAGCGTGGACGACCTAAAGGTACTCGTCGCACAGACACTTCGTGAGGCTCGGCTGCAAGCAATGCATCTGTATCAATTTCATCAAGGTTTTGTCGATTTGCCTGAATATAGGCAAGTCTCTCGTAGTATCTCTTGGAGTCTTCTATAACGAATGGCACCAGACCTATTCCGCCATAAGCGTCTTTTGGGTCCTTGGCAAGCACATCATAGATATATCGAATGGCATTGCAAATATCGTCAGCCGACTCTTTCATCATAAACTGACCCGTTTGAATGCCGACTCTATGACTATTATACAAACTGCCGAGATATTGTTTCGCACATTTGAATACTTTCGCTCTGTCCGCTTTTTCTTGTTGGGTGTATGCCACGCCCCTCCTTCCAATAAAAAGAAAGGGAGGATGAAATATCACTCATTCCATCCTCCCTAAAATCTACGTCAATGAACTCTATAGCCCGTTCGCAACCTCGTCCTTAAGGTCGGAAACGATAAGAGAAAGTTGCTCTACCTGCTCACGTGTGCAGTCGGCAACCTTCTTGTTCTTACCAAGATACCTAGAAACGGTCTCAGCAATCTTTGGTGCCCATTTGGTACCAAACTCGACTCCAGTGGCGGACTGAATCTTACCAACAAGTGTGTTGAACTCGGTCATAAGAGCGTCGAAGTCAAGGTCATCAACGGTTGGCAAAGGGGCAAGCGGAGCGTTGGTGATGTTCTCTTCACCAACAGAGTCAATAGCGCGATTCAGTGCATCGACAAGGCTCTGATACCCAAGAGGAATCACGGGGTCAATATTGGCAAATCGGCAACCGCAAGATACGCTGTCATCAGGAGAGCGGAGAGTGAGAACACGAACTGGATTGCCGTCAACATCACGAGCAAGATGCGCATAGCCATAGATGTCAGCCATGTTCTCAATAATGGCATTTACCTTGTCAGGAGACAGGGAAGGAACAATCTTGTTGTATTCGGTGCCGTCTGCCCTCTTGAAGGTCTTGTCCTGCGCGTGGCTGATGAAGATAACGGCATAGCCCATTTGCGCGAGAGAATTGAAGACGTCCTCAAACTCGTTGCGCATAGCGGAATAGCCACGACCATAGCCAAGTTCGCCTAGGTCAGAAATGCCGTTCTGATTGCAAATATACTTAGTGCAATACTTGGCCATTAGGTCAATCGTATCGACGATAAGTACCTTGAAACGCCCCTTTACCTCTGGCTTCTTTAGTTCGCGGAACACCTGCCGCATATCGCTCCAAGAGGTGATGTCCTGAGCAATAATGCCGCTTAGGCCATTGTAGCCTCGCTCTGCGGCAAGAAGCAGACAATCGGGTGCCTGTGCGGCAAGGCTCGTCTTGCCAATTTTTGCGGCACCGAAAATATAAGTAATATATCCACTAAGGTCTCGGCTAACCTTGTGCGGCTGGAGGTTCAGAAGATCAATTGCCATTTATTTTCTCCTTTTCAAGTTCGTTTTCTATTGCTTTTGGGCTTTGTCTTTAGAACTTGAAATCAGCAGGAGAGACGGCTGCGGCATGAGGCTTGACCGCAGGAGCAGCACTAGCGGGGAAACCAGCAGGGGCGGAGTTGCCCTGACGTGCCTCATAGCGAGCGCGAACATCGGCAAGCATCTGCTGACGACGCTCGTCAGCAGCCTTCAGTTCGTCTGTGGTGATAGTATCCTCACCCATGCCAAGGTTCACATTGGCACCCGTAATCTCCCAGGTGCGAATGGTAGAACTGGTGGTCTCGACACGCTGGGTGCCAAAGCCGACGTTAGACGCATCTACCTCGTGCTTGGAGACGACGATAGTGGACTTGATGTCGCCCCAAACCTTGCCAAAGTAAGGAGAGGCAGGGGAGATGTCTTCATTCTCGAAGAACTGACGACCGCCCTCACTGGTGACAGAGAAGTTCACAGGGATAAGGTCACCACGGTAATTGAAGACAAAGCCACGGACCTCAAGATAGGTAGAGCCATCACGGCTCTCACGCTCGACCGCAGACTGGGCAAGCATGTCGCACTCGAAGGTGGCGGGAAAATCGCCAATAGGCTCACCAGCGTTAAGGGCATGGACAAAAGAGCCACGAACTCGCTTGTTGCTGGTCATTTCGCCCTCACGAGAAACCCAGTCATTTACCCCGATGTCGCCGTCAATGCGGACACGACCAGCCTCGGTGCCAACAGTCTCAAAGGTCTTCACCTCGCCGTTGATGACACTCTCAAGATACTGATAGGTGGTGTTGGGGTTGCCATTCTTACAGGTGGCAGTCACATAGATGAAGTTTACAGGAACCACATTGAGGGCCTGGTCATCAGTGGCGACATTGAGCGTGCCACCAATGTACTCGACACCCTTCTTGGAGACTCGCTTCTCTAGATTGCGAGTGGAGAAGACATAGCCTCGGATGCTCACAGAATTGAGATAAGAACTCTTTGCCAAAATAGCACTCCTTTTCTCTCAAAAAAAATATTCGTTTGTTGAAAATGATTGTACAACTACATAAGCCGTCTCGTCAATGAAAATGTCATTCAGAGTGCTTAGAGTTTCCTTTGGTAATGTTCAGACCAAGAGTGTCTGTGGAATACAGGTTGATGAAAAAACGTTCCTTCTCGTCCAAGTCTTGCGGCTCGCACGTCTCAAGCACCTCAAAGGTAAAGGAGTCGATGCCATCTCTGCGCATGGCCGCATATAAGGCATTTGAGGCGCTTGCGATAGATGCCCCTATGCCACACTTGATATGCTCTGTCCATCTATTTGCTATGTTCTTTGACTGCCCGATATAGGACTCATGCGTCAGTTGGTCTGTTATCTTGTATATGCCGCACGCGACATTATCACCGAGAACATTTGCGGCCAAGGCCTTTGCTTTCTTCTGATAGAAGGCTGACCAGATGTACTTTCCCAGTACTTGCGGAAAATGCAGGCGTGGCATTATCTCTTGTAGATAGCGCACATCTCCCGACTCGTCCGGGGAAAGAGAAATGGAATAGTCTTGTGGCGAGTCCTCTACTTCTCGCTCCTTGCGTGCCGCCGCAATCGCCGCATCCCTGGTTGCCTTGAGAGCCGCCAACTTGCGGCTGACCTCTTCCATCTCCTCTTGCTTCTCTTGGAAAAGAATGGAGTACTCTTCGTCTAACTTGTTTGCCTTCTCTTGGGACTCACGCGCCATATCCTCATCTATCTTGGCATATTTTACGTCGAGTTCTTGTGCTCGTGCTAGATATGCCCTGTCAAGCGCTTTTGACTGCTCACGATAATTTTGCCGCATCTGCTCAAGAATTCTTTTGTTGGAATCTATATCTGCCTTTGTGGCGACCGCCTGCTCCCGCAAGGCATTTTGCTCTTGTCGCAAAGGTTCAAGATTTATCTTTTCTTGCGCTTCAGCGTGGCTCTTGCCGACGAAATAAAACACGATGGCCGCAAGTGCGACCAAGAGAAGGTCTATGATGATGCTATTCAATTGTCAGTGCGCCTATTGGAGAGGATTACTCCTCGGGGCGCTCTGCGAAGGGATCAGCCATCTTGCCTGCCTCGGTGAGGTGGATATACTTGATGGTCTTGCCGTTGTCAACGATAGCCTCGTCACGAACCGCGATGCCCTTGCGGGAAAGACCAGTGACGGTGCCGTTGACAGTGCGAGCACCAAGGCCAAGTGCCTCTGCCAGCTCCTTGGCGGTCATATCAACATTGGGATTTGCCTGAAGGAAAGTAATGATAGACTGCGCGTTCTCGGAATAGACCTGCTTTGCCATGATAGAACTCCTTTTGACTTGGGGTTTTATCCCCTCTTATATGCTAAGAACATGTTACTAGATACTGCTTTTAGTGTCAATTATAAACTGTTTGGCTCTTGGGCTAAGTCACGAAAGACCCCTTTCTCTCATTCGGTACCTATATTATACCCGAGAAAGAGGCCTTTTGTCAATCACACCTTAGCCCCACGAGTTCCAAGTCTAGAGATGCGGCGCTTGTCAACGTCTCCAAACAACCGCACATAAGAAACGTGCTCACCATCTTTTAGTTTGATGCCTATGCGGCCAGAAGAAGATTTTCCTGTGGGAGTAATATCTGAAATTTGGAAAATGGCCTTTCTGCTTTCTAGCCCAGAACTCCTGATTTCCACAAAACTCTTGTTGTCAATGCAACTGCAATAGAAGATTTCGTCTTCCTCATTGAGTTTCATCATCGGGATGCCGCGCTTGTTTTGTGTCGTGCCATCGATATGCTTTGCTCCCATGACCTTCACACGACCACTCTTAGTCACCATAATGAGGGCAGGACAAGCGGCGTTGACGGAGAAGTCAACTATCTTCTCGTCTGGCGCAAGTTCAAGCAGAGGGCCTACAGCAGTACCCTTTTCAGAATTTAGACAAGGCTTGATGGCGTCCACCTTCAAGCGATAGGCTCTGCCTCTGTTGGAATAAAGGATAACGAGTTTGTCTGTGCGGGTCTTGTCCTCGCGAACATTGGACTCATTCGTGTGGAACTTTCCAAGAGGGACAATCTTTGCATAAGCATTCTCGTCTAAGCAAAACACAACGTCTTGTGGCTCGTTTTTCTTCTTGACATTAGATGGTTTGACTATTTCCTTTTGAATGACTTGTGTGCGGCGAGAGCCGCCAAATTCCTTAGCTAGCTGCTGCAAACGCTCGCATAAAATCTTCTTTTGCTCGCACTCAGAGTCGATGACAAAACGCAACGAATTGGCAAGCACCCTCTTCTCCTTCAACTCTTGGAGAACAGAGTCAACTTCCAAATGCGCAAGACGAGAAAGTTTCATGGCAAGAATGGCGTCTGCCTGCCTCTCGGTGAAGTCATAGCCAAACAACTTCTCCTTTGCCTTGGCCGCAGATTCAGAATTCTTGATAAGTCTGATTAGACCATCAATATCTCCAAGAGCCTTGGCAAGACCTTCCAAAATCTCTATGCGGTCGAGCGTCTTGGCAAGGTCATACTCATATTCTCGCTTGATACAAGAAAGATTATAAGAGACATATATGCGGCACATGTCCTCAAGAGTCAAGAGCTTAGGCGTTTTACCTACAATAGCCACCTGGTTTACATTGAATTGTGAGCGTAACGATGTTGAAGACAGAAGTTCTTGCAGCACAGATTTTACCTTTGCCGCACTTGAGCACGTCACTGTGAGAAGAGTTCTTCGTTTGTCGCTCTTGTTGAAGACGTCAATGACATTATGAATCTTGTCCTTTTCGATTGCGTCTTTGATCTCGTCAATTAGAGGCTCAATATACACTTGATATGGAAACTCGGTAAAATGAATCTCCTTACCAACTATCTCATATTTTGCCTCAGTGACAATCTTCCCTTGGCCAGTCTTGTTGATTTGCGGCAACTCGTCTCTATTGACGATGGTAGCGCCGCAAGGCCAATCTGGTAGATAGTTATCGTTATCTACGATGTTTGAGTCCATGTAATCTTCAAGCACCTTGCATGTCTCAGACAGATTATGGCAAGCCCAAGAGTTGGCGATAGACACGCCAATGCCTTGAGAACCATTGACTAAAAGCCTTGGAAAAACTGCTGGTAGTACACTTGGCCACTTTTCGTCTTCAGAAAAGTTCCAAATCATGTCAACCGCATTTTTTTCAACGCCATCAAGCATGTACTTCTCAGTCACGGGCGCAAGACGAGCCTCGCTATATCTGTCAGCAGCAATTGCCGAGCCACCAAGAATCACATTGCCGTTCGCACCATGAAAATCAACTTCTGGAACATTGTTGGTGAAAGGCTGCGACATGCGGGCAAAAGTTTCGTAGATGGCGGTCGTGCCATGTGGCCATATGGACGCGGCTACTTCTCCGTCAATCTTTGCCGACTTGACGTGTGGTTTGTCGCTTGTATGACCTTTCTTGTACATCGTCCACAGGCACGCTCTCTGCCCTGGCTTTAGCCCGTCCCGAGCGTCTGGAAACGCTCGGTTCACGTTTGTGTCATATGCGGAATCTATGAAGTTCTGACTCACTTCTTGAATAATATCCAACTAGTCTATCCTCGCCTCCTCTGAATGCTCCATGATAAACTTGATACGTGGTTCGACTGCTTTTCCGTATAGGTCTTGAAAAAGCTTGTTGGTCTTGTCCATGTCGCTTACCTGTAATTGCAGGATGTTTCTAGTTTCTGGCTCAAGGAGAGTGTGCGCAAGCTCCTCTGAATCCATTTCTCCCAAACCCTTCATCCTGCCTATTATCTTGATCTTATTGCTGTTCTTGCTTTTGTATTCTTCTAGAGCATTTTCGTCTTTAAGATACACATATTCATTCTTCTTGGTAGTTACCCTAAACAAAGGCGGCACAGAAGAGTACACATGACCATTGATAATAAGCTCTGGGCAAAGATACCATAGAATGTTAAATAACAAATTCTCAATCGCATAACCGTCAAAATCCAGTGATTCCTGTGTCTCCACAGGCCCCGACTATATCTTTCTTCCAACACAGGAAGGATTCATTTCAAAACACTTACCAATAGTGTTCTTACTCCTCCGATTCGAGGATAGTCTGTACAGGAGTTGTTTCCCACGGGATTGTCTCAAAGAGATTTCCCCGTTAGCATGATGAACATACCCCGGCGGTATACCGGAAAGAAATCACACAGCCAATTTTATTTAGCATCGGCGCATGCGATGATTTTGTCGTATCTTAGTTTCTTCTTATCATATTTCATTTTGCCCGTGGCAGGATTATAATCAAGTCCAAGAGCCACCACAATGTTGTTTATCTCTTGGTTCTTCATTACTTTGTCTGGCGTCGTCTTCAAAATCGAGAGCATTTTGCCACGGACACCATAGACTGCCTGATACTCGGAATCACGTGCGGCAACCAATCCGCTTGCTGCACTTAACATAACAAAGTTTAAATGTTATAGACTATTTCTTTTTTCCTCATTAAGGAAAATTTACCGTTTCGATTTTCATGGGCTTCGTTTCCTAAAACCCAGCTACGTATCAATAGTAACTCTACTTCCCGACAAAGGGAATAGTCGTTACAGATAGAGAATATATTTTTATGCCAGCTCCCAATGAGCTCTTTCTCCAGTAAGAGGAATCGTTCCGCTGGAAAAATCTTTTTTCCCCTCTTTTACAATCCTACTTAAATGCTTAGAATCTTTAATTCCAGCCCACCGACAGGCATCCATTAAAGTTTTAAATACAAGGCCTGTTTCCAAATTTCTTATAGATATTGAGTTTTTTTGGACTCTTCCAATTCCATCTGGATTGTCAGATTCTAAATGCAAACAATATTTTCTTACAACAGAAATTGACCTATGAACCATAGCGCTTATTTCCCTATAGTTCTTTCCTTCAGAAAACAGTTCTCTTATTTTATCTATTTCTATCTTGCTACAGGCTTTTTGAGAATTCTTTACACCTTTTTCTTGAGCAAACCCTTTCGCGGCGGTTGCGTGCCACAGAAGATTTTCATCTGAATACACTTCTGGGAGAATACCCCGCCAAGTTTCATAACGCCATATTTTCTGGAACCCTCTTTTTGAGATTCTACTGCTATATTTTTTGAAGGCTTCTCTAAATGGTATGTGAGCGTTATACATTAACCTTATCTCATAAACATCCTGTTGGGTTAGCAAAGCCCTCCCATTCGTTTCATAGCGGTTTGAGCTACCACCCAATGTCATGTTGTATCCGTGCTCATAACTATCATATAGCGCTATGTAAAAAATTTCTCTTTCATCTAGCTTTTCTAATTCGCATTCTTCTAATATCTCATACCAAAAATGGCTCACTCCGATATTATTCATCGCCTTGTGTATTTGCAAGTGAGCATCCTGCGCTTTAGGATTACTACCTGAATATTGATGAGCCCTATAACGACAGACAATATCAACACTTTGCCCGATATAAACTTTAGAGTTGACATCATTTTTTATGATATATATACCACATATGGGCTTTTGCATATATTCTCTTTTCCACGAGACATTACCCTCGTTAGCCAATCAGAAAGACTGACCTCATTGATAATCATGAAAAAATAAATAAGGGCGACTTAATGAAATTCACCCTCACAAACCAAGAGTTCTGCTGCATTACGATTCTTTGTCCAACAGTCTGTCAACTTGGTTGGCATTTTGAACACTTTATCTTGCTTTGCGCTAGCTTTCTGCTTTACCGCTTCTCTTGCCTTCTTGGCCGCTTCTGCCGCACGCCTGGCTATCAAAGCCTTTTCTACAATCGTCTTGCCGTCTTCTGGGTTATTGTCTAGCCATACCTCTAGTTGCGCTGATATTACATCATTGATAAAAGCATTGTCTGCTGTGCTTGTAACTCGCGCTTTAGTCTGGCTATCGTAACGCACTTGCGGACTGACAAGATTGAAGACTAGTTCCATTCCTTCTTGAACAGCATTGCCACTTAGGGGTTTGTCTTTTGCTTTCAGAATCCCTTGTTCTTTGCCCCATTTATTGAAAACACGAGTAATACAACTTTTTACAGCCGTAACAACAGTTCCGCTCTCTACCAAGCCATAATTACAGAAACACGTGATGTTAGTAGATGGGCTATCAACAAATGTCATTCCAAAGTCAAGAGATTGTCGCTTTTTTTCTTGCTTGAATAAGCATCTATTGGAAACAATTTCATCTTTGACTTGAGAAGTAAGAAAATCATCCAACCCGTTCGGGTTTAACATTTCTTCATCATTAAAGCGCACTAAAAGATTTGGACAAATACAAGTTATTTTGAATAATGAGTCTTTGATTTTTTGTGCATTTGGAGCAGCATCATCAAAGAACTCTTCGCTCGGCTGAAATACAACCTCAACACCATGGAGCCTTTTGTCACATTTACCGCTTTCACGGCTCTCGAACTTGCCTTCTTTGAAATGTACTATCTCAAACTCTCCATCTCTGCGAGTGGTGGCAATAAACCAATGACTAAGAAAACACGACAGACTCCCGCCAATGCCAAAGGCTCCTGTAGAAACCTTATATACTGCATTATCACTTTTGTCATACTTGCCAGAAGAGTTTATTTCTCCATACACCTGCTCTAGTGTAGTGGTGCTAAGAGTAGAATCAACTGGGTTGTTAGGAATAATTCCTTGGCCATTATCTCGCACTGTAACTACATTGTTGTCAGCAATAGAAATGTCAATTCTTGTACAATTGCCAATCAAATGTTCGTCAACCGCGTTAGAGATTATTTCTGTTACCAGTTGAGTGGAGTCTGCCGTTGACCCACAATAAGTATCTGGTCTAAGACGTGTAAAAGACAAAGGGTCAAGAGACTGGATAGAATCTGTTGTATATGTCGCTGTTATATTACGTCACCAAGCCTCTCTTTACTTGAAGTCTTTCTTTGCGTGCTCACGAAACTTGCGGCGAGCGTTGAGGGTAGACTCCACAAACTCTGCGTAGCCGTCCTTCATCTTATCGGCACGCTCCTTGATGACGCGTGACTGGTCATAGGCAATCTCTGCCTGAATGCGAAGTTCAAGAAGGTCATCAGAACTCACATTCCACAAACGCATCTTGGGGTCACGTTTGATGGCACAAAGTACGTTGGCCGCATGAGCAATGCCGATGGCACGCTCACGAAATGCGCGAGCCTTTGCCCGCAACTTGTCAATCTGGCACAGATACTCAGCAAACTTGCAGCCATCGAACTTGTTCGCGACATCCTTGTCCTCTGGTGCCACCACCACAGAATGCTCAAAGGTACCATATTTGGTGTTGAGTTTCACAGTGGAAACCCCAGTTGCCTCGTTGTAGGTTGCGCTGACTAATTGGTCACGCATATGCGACTTCCTTTCTAAAGTTAATTTTCGTTGCTCTTGGTTGTACCCATTATAACATGACTCTATTCCAAGAGTCTAGAAAAAAAATAGGCTGCCAATACTCGTGTACTGACAGCCTATGTAAAGGTTCAAAAACGACTACTCGATATAGTCCTTGGTCATCTGCTCGCGTTCGGCTTCTCGGGCGCGACGCTTGTCCTTGATGGCATCCTGCGCCCCTCGACGAGGACGCTGGCCTTCCTTGGGGGGAAGTTTGCCTTTACGACCAAAGCGCTCGAAGACGTCTTCGTCCTCTAGGGCATCGTCCAGATAGTCATTCACAAAGTTCTTCATGAGAAATTCCTTACTTCCCATTCGTAATGATATAGTTGCCGCAACGTCACCGCTGGACGTATGAAATACAAGATAGAGGCCTTTATCGCGATTAAGACGATGAGTCGCATTCATAGGTCTCTCGACTAGAGATATTCAATAAGTTCGTCATTCGACCATCTCTTAGGTGGATGCACCAGCGGCGTATGCCTCGATCCTCTCAAATATCCACCTCATGACGGGTACATTGCAATATTCCCTTTTTCTGTATTTCCCATCACCAAAATGCATAGAGCGAATCTTGGATTACGTAGTTTTCCTCACTATCGTAGTGCTTCTTCTTGACGAGTTCAATGCGAAATCCCATGCGTTCAAGCTCATAGATAGCAGCCTGCTCCTCCGTAGAATAGCAGTAGGCATCGGTGAGTCTTACTTGATGTTTTTTATCTGAAGCTGCACATTTGATTTTACCAACAAACCGTTCCGTACACTGATTGATCCCAGCTTCCATTCGAGCTTCGTCAACGCAGTAGCCCGCGCTATCACTCTTCATTAGTCATCAACCAGCTCGTAGACATTGCAGTTCTCGTAGTTGATTCTGAACTTGCGGCCACCCTGCTCCTTCGTCTCGGTGCCCTTCGACCATTTCGTCCACCAGGGGCCATCGTTGTAACCGCTCCACCTGAGTTTAATGAAGTGGCCAGGCATGCCCTCGTCGTACTCGTGGAACTCCCAAAAGAGGTCGTTTCCTAGCCTCTTGTGCTTCGCCTGGCCCAGAAGAATCTCAGTCATTTAGTCACCCCCGCGAGTGCCTTTGCGCGGCACACAAGGTCGAGGCTCTTGGTCTTGCAGCACGAGCCATCCTTCGCAGGACAGCCATCACACCACATCGAATCGTAATTGTTTCTGCGCCCAAAGTATTCACATGGATTTTTCAGTGCGTCCTGCTTTAATTTATCCCAGCTGTCAGGTGGGGTTAGGTACAGCCCGTCTACGTAGCACATTCCATCCTCGCCTTTTACATCTGGACTGAATGCTTTCCAATACGCCCAACAGCCATTTTGCGCATCGCATCTAAAAGTGAAATTCGTAATATTCAGCTTTTTGCCATTCGCATCATACAGCACCTTGGTTCTCAGCGGAATCTCTCGCCCTTCTGGGTCTATGAGGTCGGCAAGGTAGTTGACAATCACGTCCCATCGGTTTGTCGCCTTGTCCGGGTTCAACCAGCAGTTGTTGTGCGCATACATGCCAAGCGTCTCGGTGAACATTCTCTGCATGCTCTTGCCCATCGGCTTTTTCGTCCGCTCGCGCAGCTTTTGCGCTACCTCGCGGCGCTCGTCGTCAGTCACTGGCCCTCACCACTTCCAGCGAGCGACTTGGCACGCTTGAGCATATGCACGCGCATGTTGTAATCGCACTCTTCGAGTCGATACTGCTCGCAATAATCATGGCAGCCAAGATTTACGTCCTCCTCTAGCTTCTCCCAACTGTCGGGCATGGTGCAGGTGCTGAGGCTGACGCCGCCGAACTCCCCGAACTCCCCGAACTCCCCGAACTCCACGAACCAGCGCCTGAGTCTGGTGCTGTAGACGAAGCCGTAGACCTTGCGCGTATCGCCCTTGTAGACAAGCTCCTTGGTGCCCAGCGGCACCACGGAGCCGTTAACGTCCATGGGGACAGAAATGTTATCGAACCAATTAGCCATTGCTATTCCTTCTCTAGTCCTTGTTCACGATGCTCACGCCAGGAAGCATCTCGGGCAGGAAGTTCAACTCGTAGCTGTACTTGTCCTCCTCGCTTGAGTCAAGCTGTTCGACCGTGTACATTGTCCAGTCGTTCAGATAGATAAAGTGCTTCTGATAGGTTCCGTCTGGCAGCTCGCAAATCACGTCAAGCTCGCCCGCGTCCTTGTCGGTCTCAATGGCAAAGCACCCCTCCATCTGCAGCAACACTTTGTCCGAGCGCATATTAAAGACGGTGATGCGGCGCCGGATGTTGAAGTTATTCGCGTCCTGGCTCACATTATAGCTGACCTTGCTCTTCTAGGTGCATGCTGGAAGCGCGACCACGCACGACACGGCCACCATAACAGAGGCGAGAAGCGCTACCGCCTTCCTGATTTTTTGTTTGCTCATGCTAGAAAGTCTCTCTCTTAGTTATCGAAAAGGATGTAGTTGCCACAGTTAGGACAAGAGGCGACGTTGGTACCGTCGTGACGATACATCACAATCTCACCGCATTTGCGGCACTTGAACTCGCGAGGCTTGCGATGCTTCTGGTGGATAGGCTTAGCCAGCCCCTTCTCGACAAGTTCCTTCTGAAGAGCGTTCATTACTTCTCCTTTGTCTTGGTGGTTACTTCCCACATATTGTCATTCATAATGGCAGGTTGTTGGCAAAAATGCGTTAGAGCCTCGGCTTCAGGCGCAATGGCTTTTTTTCATTGATGTATAGAGTACTGCGCAAAACAAAATAGTTGCGCATATAATCGCTGTCAAGATGATGATCGTTGTTTCAGACATTATAACTCCTCTATCACGTGTAGTCTATATGGCACACCACATTGCGCCGCATAGGCAATTGTATACAATGTTCCTGTTGATTTACCGTCCCAAAAACCAACCACACAGTCACAGAACTCCACCATCTCACGGTCTCGGATTAGAGGTGCCTTCTTGTGCCCATAGGCTCCATAGTTGGGAAGAAAGGCCAGAAACTCAAGCCCATGCTTTTTCGCCCACGCTTCAGCCAGAGTGTCAACACCTGTCGCCCCGCCGCATACGATTTCCCCAAAGTCATTGTAGTCTAGATAGCGATCTATGTCAATGTAGTCAATTGACCTTGAGCCGCATATGCACAGAATCTTCTTGCTACTCTTGGGCATTACATCCTCACAGGGCCGTTGTCTTCGATACGAGAGAGCGTCCAAGAGCCATCATCATTCACATGTATGTGGGACTTGGTTGGACACTCTTGGAAGAAGGGAATGAATGGCTCAAGTCTCCATCTAGATTCCTTGGGAGATAGCCCCACAAGACAAAAGTCATCGTCATTGCCTTCTGTCTCATACATTATATTATAAGTCTGTTCAACTTTCAAGAGGATTTCCTGTACCTCTTGCGGCGAATACCTGTCTTTCATTTCACTCCAAAGTCAACAATCACACAGGCAACATCCTTATTGGGAAAGATGATGTTACCGCAATCATAGATGGCAATCGCCTTCTCCGTTAAATCAAGAAAAGGCAAACAGTTCTGCGCGATAGTACAAAAATCAACACAGACGTGAGAGGCAGGAACGTCTCCATAAGTTGGAATTTCTGCACTGACATTTCCGCCCTCATATGTGGGGGTGGCAGCGGGGTGGTATTGCTTGCACATCTTTGACACCTCTTGGTCAGTAAAGGCATAGCACTTGGGATAATACATCTAGTACTCCAATCGTTCGTGAGCAAAACCTCCGTCGGTGGAATAGTACAAGTCCCTAATGCCAAAAGAACGAATATACTCCATGCAGGCAGGACAAGACCTGGACATTCCCCGCTTACCATTATGCCCCGGACTTATTCGATAGACATATACCTTTACCTTCTTCCAGTCTATCTGCTGTGCCACAGGGTAAGGAATAGTCTTTAGTGCTTGGATTTCCGCATGTATGGCATCGTTGATGGGCTTGTGGCTCTCGAAGTTGTTGAAGTGACGATAGCGATTATAGCGCTTCTGAATAGGAGCGCTCTTCTCAGAATTGCACCCAGCGCTTACAACATATCCATTGTACACAATCACGCATCCAACATGAAACCTGGGGAAGATGGATTTCTCAGCCTCTCGCCTTGCAAGTTCGAAGAACCGATAGTCGCCCTTCTTCAGACTCAAGTCACACATAGAAAAAGACTCCTGACCAAATACTCTTAGCTACTTTGTCTATAGACATTATAGCATTGTATCTAGTCAGGAGTCAAATGTTTTCTTTATCGTCGGTACTTCTTGACACGCTTTTCCACCGCATCAACAAACATCTCGTTGTTCGTCAGTCCCCAGCGCTTCAGGGCATATAAGACATCGGAACTCTTGGAAGCGTCAAGTCCTGCGGCAGGAGGAAGTCGCAGAACACCAACCACATAGGTGTAGACAATGGCTCTGAATATGCTATTATGCGGCATGGCTTGCACGCTTGGCTCATCCACAACAAAGCATATACGCTCTAGCGCCGCATATTGATAAGCAATAATGTCTGGGCAGACAGGGACATTGCCTAGTTGGCGCTCGATTTCCTCTAAGGTATAGGCATGATCTGTATGGCATCCACCGCTATAAATACGACGTCCAGCAACATGCTCTATCTCAATCACCATAGTGTCATAAAGATACCTACGCGACCAGTTAGGCTCTCGGACAAAATTGTATTTGTCTTCCTCAGAGGTAATGTTGAATTCCTTCTCTAGAAGTTCTGGAACAGAGAAAAGAAATTGTCTGTCAGAGGCTTTTGCGTCAAACTTTGCTCTCACGTAGTTCTCAGGAAAAAACTCTCTTGGCTTTCCCTCAAAGTCATGGATAATCATGCGGCCACCTACTTCTCGGTCTCTCTATTAAATTGCCACATCGTATTGTCCCAACAGTAGTATTTGATGATATGATGTTTTCCATCCGCGAGAGCGTATTACTTCTTAGCCTTGAAATTATAGACAGGAATGATGCGCTCAACCACGTCAACGGTGTCCTTGATGGCGGGCAGGATGTCCTCCATCTTCTTATACGCGTCAGGAGCCTCATCGAGAGTCGAAGAGGTTACAGACGTGGTATAGATGCCCTCCATCTCCTGCTGATAGTGCGCCATGTCAATCTCGCGCTTGGCCTGAGAGCGCGACATGATGCGGCCAGCGCCATGAGGCGCAGTCCACAGATAGTCAGGATTGCCCTTACCGATGACGATAAGAGAGCCGTCGCGCATGTTCAGTGGAATAATACCACACTCACCCTCATAGGCAGCAATAGCACCCTTGCGGATTATCTTGTGCTCGGTATCGACATAGTTGTGAATAGAGGTGATGGCCTCAGTAGCGGTGATACCAAGAGCATCACGAATCTCAGCAGCAATCACCGCATGAGACATATAAGACCAATCGCGCAGCATGTTCATATCGTGAAGGTAGTCCTCCATGTCATCACCACTGAGATAGCACAAGTCGTTGTCAGGCTCATCCGCAATGGCATTGTCCCAATACTGACGCGCACTTTCTATCTTGTCATAGTACCCAATCTCGCCAAGATAACGAATCTTAGACTCTCGAACATACTTGTAGACCTTGATTCGAGTGTTACGAGCCTCGATGGCCTCGTTCTGATAATAGTCGAAGACGACCTTACCGAGGTTACGAGAACCAGTGTGAATCACAAGGTAATAGACACCGGACTTCTCGCCACGCTCGACAGAGATGAAATGATTCAAAAATTGTTACGATGTTTTTCTTTTAGGAGCTGTTCGTATCCATTGCTGTAATTCTAAAGCTTTTTTATATTTCCTATCAAGATATAAGTTGCTTGATAAATATAAATCTTTAACGAACTTTACAGCATTTTCATTAGTTATCATAATATTATAAGCATTATCTCGTTTGTTCCGAGAAGATTTCTTGTTAATATTATAGATACGAGCTAAATAGTCAAGATAAGCTGTTTTTATATTATCACTATCTGTTACCAAACTGACAAAAGGAATATTATTAGAAGTTATCCCTATACTCCCATCACCATCTATAAAACCTCGCCAAAAATCTTTTTCAGAATAGGATGTTTTTGGTGGGGCTGCTAAAAAAGTTCTGTCTTCCTGCGGGAACCCATTTTCAAAAAGCCATTCTCTAAATTTTTGTTGATGGTTACTAAAGATGAAAGTAGAATAATTTTTTTTGAAATTTGTATCTCTTGTTCTATGACTAATCTTAGAATTAGGGACAATTTCAAACAGTTTATAAATAATGTCTTTGTCTTTTTCGTTAAGTTCTAAGGTAACTCGTCCTCTGTTATCTGTTTTTCTATCTTTGGCGCGAGATAGATAAACATTACCATCTGCCAACAACAGTCCATATATATAGCTTTCTTGACTATTCAATTATCATCACTACTCCTATAATAAAATGAACTTCTTTATATTTTGTAGTTCATTTTATTATAAAAATTTCAAACATCGGATGGGTCTTTTCTGCCCATCTCTTTTGGTTCATTTCCCAAAAGTTCGGAGCACACCTTAGCGCATATTCCAGCGCCGCCAAGTCCTTCTGCTCTCTACGGGGTGTATTACCACTTCCCTCGGTATTCCCGTCTCAGGGTTCACCGATTTGGACGACTTTAACTACTGCGACGATTAAGCCGCACGGAGGCAATCATACTCCTTACCTCCGCCGAGTGTGCCCATGAACTTGCGAAAACGCTCCTCCTTCTCCTTGATAGCGTCCCAGCAGCGCAAATCCTCATAGGAGAACTTGCGAGAGGCCTCGGCCTCAGTATTGCGAATCGCGGAACCAGCAGGAACGCGCTCATATATGGCCGCATCCAACGCCTCAAGGTCAATTGCCTTGTCTCCAAGGGAGAAGGCAGAGACACGGCACGCAATGTCGCAACCAACAAGCGAAGGCACAATCTCGTCGGCATAGGTAAGAGAGGTGCCAACAGCGCAGCCCTTACCCACATGGCAATCGGCCTGAAGGCGAAGCGTCTGACCGTCAAATATGCCAGACTTATCAAGTTTAGCGACCATGGCATCAATCTCAGGCTCATAGACAAGAGCGAAGTTCTTGTAATCCAAGTTCATATCTTTTCCTCCTTCGTTTTCTATATTATAGCACAAAAAATAGGCTCTAGCAAAGCATAATATATGCCTCACTAGAGCCTATAAAATTATCGCTCTTGATTATCTTTTTCTTCAAACCTTGTTAGTATTTCCAAAATTATATTGCTATATGAAATAGGAGACAACCCTTTACCAGTTCTTATCATCAAAAGTAAATTATCAATAGTAATATTATCAATTTAAGAATAAGGTATACGAATTAGAAGAATATCATTATCTGCACAATAATGATTTTTTATAGCGTCCCTATACTTAATATTATCAAAACCTTCTAGTTCAGCATAACTACCTTTTGATTTTATCATGATTCCGATAGAGACGAGGTTCCTGGTAGATAGGTAAAGCCCGACTTCGATGCCTGCCTTCCAGCCATTATGAAAAGCTTTTGTGATCGAAGTATCTTCCATCCAATGGGGCCAATTCTCAAGCTCTTTGCCAGTGTAAACTTTCTTAGGCTCAACGAGTCCCATGATAAAAACATTAAGTCCATCTTCTGTCTTCGCTTTCTTATACTCTCTTGGACACTTCATCGGGCAATAGAGAGCACCAGCCTTCTAACTACCTTTTAATTTGGTGTGTTGCCTACCTATCTTTTGATTTTAATATCTGTCCTTTAGTGTATTCTATCTTATTGAACACAACAGACTAATACCCTGCTTCAGAGAAACGACGAATAACCTCTGCCACAATACCAGAGCGGACAATATCTTCTTCTGACATTCTAATAACAGAAACTCCATCTGTTGTTTTCATAATGCTCGCGGCTTTCTCCAAACCAGAGCGACTACCTATGTCGCTTTGACATTCATCCCCGCAAATAACTAGTTTCGACCCCACGCCAAGTCGTGTCATAATAGACTTGAATCCATCAATTCCTAGATTCTGAGCCTCATCCACAATGACAAAACTATTTTTGAGAGAATAACCGCGAATATAGGCAAGAGGAACAATAGAGATTTTATCAGCATCCAATAATGTTTTGAACTTCTCAGGGGTAAAAAACTCTAGAAAGACATTCGTTAAAGGTGCCACATAAGGCATCATTTTATCATTAGATGTTCCTGGCAAAAAGCCTAGATCCATACCCGATAGCGGAATGGGCGAACGAGTAATAACAATTTTTTCTATTTTCTTCTCTAAGAAGGCTTTGATTGCCTGAGTTACAGCCAAATACGTCTTGGCTGTTCCACTTGGGCCAATAGCGAATGTGATAATATTATTCTCAATAGCGTCTGCATATTCTTTCTGATGGGGAGTCTTAGCCTTCACGACCGTTTTGCCCATCTTGAGAAGAACATCATTTGATGTCTCTGTGATGTGTCCTTGCTCGCTTTGCCGCAAATACAAATCCACGTCTTGCTCAAGTACCTTCTCACCAGTACCAAGTACCTCAAGCATCTTCTCTAGTACGAGAACTGCTCTGGACACTCTGGCTTCGTCACCAAAGACATAAAGATTGCGGCCTTCCAATTTTGCCCGCACATCACATTGCTTCTTTACCAAAAGAAGATAGACATCCTTTGGTCCAAGAAAATCGACAATATCGATGAAACTAGGCACTTCAATCATCTGTTGGGTAGATTTCTGACTTTGTTCTGTCACAAGTTCCCCATTTCACTAGACAACACGGTCAATATACCTTGAAAGTCAGCGTATCAACTTTCACACGTCTAGCCCACGCCGCCTGTCTCTATTTCGAATATGACTCTTGATGGTTGGATATTTCCAAATGACAATGGCAATCGCGGCCCAAAGAATAAGTAGGACGTCTCCCATTAAAAAGGCTCCTTGTCCCCAACAAGAATGTCATAAAGGTCTGAGAAGGTCATAACAGAGCCATCCTCGCTCACGCCCCAGTCAGACTCATAAATATACCAATACAATATGTCTTCTGTGTCGTTTCCGAACATCAGCACCAAGAGGTCAACGATATAGTCTAACATCCACCAGACGCCAGTTTTCTCCATAAAGTTAATGCCAACGCCCTCGCCAAACACCTCTTCGAGTCTCTTGGTATATGCGTCGCTCTTGTCCTTCTTGTCTTTCAGTTTGCCCATAAAGGCAACAAAGTCCTCCTTGCACATGCGGCCCTTGCTGTTAACTCTTTGGTTACTCATTGTCATTCCTCTCTTGCTTTTGGATATATTGAAGGACACGAGATGCGGCCAAATCGATGTTGCCGCACTTGTCCTTCACCACATCTGTCTTGTATTTGTCAAACTTATACATATCAGCCCAAGGCTCCCAAAGAAACCTATAGTCAGGCGGGTCCATCTTTCCCAAGACGCTGGCCACATACTTGTCTGTGATTGGCATAAAGTTAGCCTGCGCGACAGAGGCACAAAGGAAGCGAGGGTCATTGAGCGTAGCAGCATGAGTATGTCCATGCACGTTTATCTGCCCAGGCCAAACGATTTGCGGCCTATGGGACAGAAGCACCCTATGAGAAATCCAAACAGGATTGTCTTCTACCTCGTCAAAAATATCCTTGTACTCACTCACTGTCTCTGGGGAATCGTGATTGCCGCGAATCCAGACAAATCTAACAGATGGATTGCTTGCCCTGACTTCAATTAGATGCTCATGAATCTCTTGTGATGGTCTTCCAAGGTCTCCGAGAAAATAGAAGTTGGTATCTGTTTTCTGTCTGCCGAGCTTTTTGGCAGTATCTTCCCACAGCCAGCACATGAACTCGTCATGTCGTTCGATGGATGAAAAGCGTGCCCCTCTTGCTCTCTCAAAGTCAAGCATATGCTTATGCGCAAAATGCGTGTCAGACAGTATAGCATACTTTATAGGCAATTATATCACCTCAATTGTAATAACAATTATAACGTCTGGAATACTCGAACATGACACAGGCAGCAGCCTGCGCCACATTGAGGGAGCGAATCGCCCCATATTGAGAAATATAGCACATTCCATCGCACATATCAATGGTGGCTTCATCTAGTCCTTGATTCTCCTCGCCCATGACGAAAGCCGACTTACGTGGAAAATCCAAGTTCCAGATGTTGATTGGGTTGTATTCCATGATGTTGTCTACTGCATACACGTTATAGCCATCACCATGCAACTTGTCTAGTACCTCTTGGAAATCATCTGCATGAAACACATGGTCATAATGATTTGCCCCAACAGCACCAACTGTGTTGTATTTGCGGCGACCAACGATATATGTCTCTTTGGCAAGGAAACAGTTGGCCGCACGAATGGCACTTGCTTTGTTGAAGTCATGCGTGAGATTCTGGCATACAAGAACAAGGTCGGTTCTATTCTCTTGGAGGTCTGCCCGCACCTCTGCGGCGGTCCATTCCTTGTAGATGTCTCGCACATTGTTGTTCTTGGAGGCCCCGACATTTGAGCCATAGGAATACTGAGTAATCAAATTACCAATGCCATTCTACTTTAAAAGCACGCGTGTCTTTTGTGATAGTGATGTCTTTATAGCCTGCTTTGTGCAGAAACTTTTTTATTTCTTTGGGCAGATACCAAGTCTCGACTGTTCGCCAATCATAATATGTAGCCCATCTCTGCCCGCGATCTGCGGCTTCCCTCGTGGTCTTATCTAATTCTTCCATGACATTTTCTGGGATAGGATGCGACAGATGAACTGCTTCTTCTGCGCTAATCATTGTCGCTCCAACTGACGGTTACAACCATGTGCCCCTGACTGTCATGCCCACAAAAATTAGCAACATAACCGTTCTTCTTGAGAGCATAGACAATGCGCTTTGCAAGCGTCTCACACTCATCAGACGGATAACCGAAGTTATCATGCGTGACGCTAAATGACGTGCCAAACAAGCCCTTGGCAGCGGCTTGCTTAATGAAAATAGAAAGGACATGTTCAGTCTTTTCAGAAAGCCCATAATAGTTAGTCGCAAGATTGCGAGCCTCATTGACAGACATAAGCATTTTACCACATCCAAGTCAGGACGGTAGAGTTAGTATAGTTGGAAAACGAGGTGTCATATCCAAGAGAGCGGAGATAATTTCTCATAGGTAGCATCTTTGGATATTGTCTGTCTTCTCTGATACTGAAGGACCAACACGCCTTGTTCCGACCTTTCTGAATAGCATCAAGCGTCTTCTCCTCAGCAAGGTCGAAGTCCTTCTGTTCAAGTAGGCTCTGGTCCTCGACCATGCGCCTTGCCTCCTTAGCGTCTATCATGCCATCACCATTCCTCGTTCTTCCATGACTTGTCTTTTCTGTCATAGTCTCTTTTGCTCTTCCATTTGCCGCATCTGCTTGCGGGATAGTACCTTGGCATCCTCGCGCGAGTCGCGTCAATGGAAGACATGACGACTATTCGCTCTATTGGTCTTCTCTTTCTTGACATAATCAACCACACTCCAGATTCCAACAACCAAAGCAGCGCATATACCGCAGATGGCATCGACGAAGTTTACATAGTCCATAACTTTCCTCTCTATGATATATTCATATCATAGCATAAAAAAAGACCCTCTGTCAATAAGATGACAAAGGGTCTTTGATTTAGTCAATCGTGGTCATATTGTCCATAAGAATGTCCATGAAAGAGTCCCACTCCTCATTCACACCTCTAGCCGCATTCACCATAGCTTTAGCGAGGTCTTGAATCTCCTTACTTGCTCTCTTGGAGGTGCGAAGTTGCAGGAAGTGAAGGAATTCTCGACCGTTCATGCCGCAAGTGAGGTTAGTCTTGGTTGCCTCTGGAAGCACATAGCGGGCATCCTCTGGCCGCATGCCATCATCCAATAGCGTTTGGTACCTAATGGCAGCCGCGCTCATGGCGAGACGAAAATCGTTTTGAGTCTTTTCATTTGCGGCGAGGATTGCGTCAGGAGTCACATACCAATCATGTCTGCCACTCAAGTCATACTTGCAGTATCTCTGACTTTCGACGGCAAAACTCATCAACCGATGACGAGTCAGCTGCGCGAGGAGACTGCGTGACACTCCTTTGATGGAGAAGACGATGTGCGCAAACTCGATGGTGGAGGTGTGTCCGCTCTTCACACAACTCTCAAGACGCTTGCGGCTGACGTTGTCCTTGCCGTAGCAGCCACCTGCGGCCAAAGAGCAGGTCTCAATGGGGTTCTCGGTTGCGGACATGACTATGACTTCCATGTAACTCCAATCTATGCAGACATAGGCACCTCTTGGTGAGATGCCTATGAGACTTTCATATGGCGGAGACACCGCGACTCGAACGCGGACTAGCCTTACGACTAGGACACCTTAGCAGGGTGTTGTGATACCATTACACCATGTCTCCATATGGTAGGAGCGGAGGGAGTCGGACCCTCATCGGCAGCTTATAAGGCTGCTGCCCTAACCGTTGTGCGACGCTCCTATCTTTTTATTAGTTCATAACAAGAAAAATCTGAGGACGAGACTGCGGCTCATATCCAAAGAATTCGTAATAGAGTTCCGCAACATTGCCCTCGGCATCAAGAAAGGCTTCGTCAATCTCATCGACAGACCAAGGCTCGACCGCATAGGCGTCCCCAGCGCGATCAATCTCGATACCAAAGTAGTAGGTGCAGGACTTATCGTCTACCCAGAAGATGTTCTCGTCAAAATCGTCAAGGCGCTTCTCGGCAACGCGCTCGATCTCGCCGCTCACCTTGTCAGACATATAGTTCTGATACCACTTTGGAGAGGTCTCATAGGACTCCTCAAAGCCGACGATGAGATGCGCAACAGGTGCCTTAGCCATCTTTTTTCTCCTCTTCCTTGACTGTAACTACATTATTACATATCTCAGAGTCGGTGTCAACAGAAATTTTCAAGTTCTGCAAACTAGGTGGCTCATACATCTGCCCGCTCTTCACTCCAAGAGCAACATGAATGATATAATCAATTATCTCGGGTCTCGCTCGCGGCGAAACAACCTGTGCGAACGGTATGATTGTCACAAAGCACCTGTCTAGCGTTTGCCGCAACTGTGTCAGTGAGACATAGATGTTGTCCTCTACCATGTCTAAGCACTCTTAGGGGCAACGATGGCATCAGCGGCCTCGGTTGCGCCAAGGAACTTCACCTTGAGAAGCGGAAACGCATCAGACGCATTGACCGCACGATAGTCCATGTTAATGGTCGGACTGCCGACAGCCTTGGCAAGTGCGCAGACGTTTGCCAGATAGCCTGGGGCAATACCCGCAAGAGCGCAAGGACTTGTCATATCCTCTAGCTTCACGCTTGCATCAAGAAATGTCTGCATCTGAGACATTGTCTTACCAATCTTGTCAGTGATGTCCTCAAGTTTACAAGCGGAGTCTTTAACCTTGAGGTTCACAATCTGGGGGTCTCCTGTGATGGTGGAGATATAGTATTCGTTCCCAACGAGTACCTTCTCGACTGCCTCGTAGGGAATCTGATACACCTTCTCGTTATCAAGTTCCTCTGCGGCCATTACCCAGTCAACCGCAGCGATGCAACACTGATCACTTGCCCAGACGCGGCCATGCCAGAGAAGAGGAGTGCAAAGAAGATTATAGCCTCTATCCTTCTTGGCGAAGGACATGAGAGCCTTCATGGTGCGACCAGAAAGACTTCCAGGAAAGACTTGCTTTGCCATTATCGAATCTCCTCAATGGTTGGAATCTGCTCGTGCGGGTCAAAGGTACTGACAAATGCGATGGCCTTGTCAAGAGAGTCAAACGTCATCGTATCTGTTTCCCACATCCTGTGATTGCCATCAAAGTAATCGTACTTTCCAAAAGTGACTCTATACATGTCTTCTCCTAGCCAAGTCGTATAGTGGTTTGATAACCCTCTTGCCACATCTCAGCGGCAAACTCATCTGCTTCACAAGATGTCTCAAAGTCAAGTGCGAAAACTGGGCTACGTTCGGTGTGAATCTTATGCTCATAGTCCATATATTGATATGACTCGTACACAATCACATGCCAATACATTATCTTTTCCCCTTTCGACATACCCATTATAGCACGCATCTTTCTCTTTTGGAAAGCAGAAATTTTTACTTGCGGCAAATGCGCCATATACACATGCTCATGCGTACCACTATATATACTAGATTCCAGTGTTGAAAAAGTCAAGAAAAAATTTTTCCAAAAGGGAAAGAATTTCTGTTGACATGCGGGACAAGCATTCTCTATAATGCAAATAGCAAACAAGAATTTTCCGCACGGAAGAGAGGAATACATGCTAGATCAATACACGCTTAGTGGGCAGGACATGGTTACCATCCTTCAGGCAATTGCCACAGTCAAGAACCAGTCTGACTCTGCCCTCAAGATCATCGATTCCATTCATGACAACTTCACCGCCGTGTCTAATTATTGCGATGGTCTTACGACCTCCATTCAGGACTTTATGACACATTGCGAGAGTGGGGCAGAAGAATCTGGACAGCAGGACAAGTAACCTGCTATAATGGTCTTATAAGTTGATTTGAGAGAAGGGATTGTTACATGGCAATTATGCGTCCTGTTGATAAGACTGAGCAGCAGACAAAGACGTACAGGCTCATGGACGAGAACGACAATGTCGTCTGGTCTTATAACACGCAGGCCACAAAGACTCACAAGGTGGCTGAGGTAACGAATGGACAGTTCAATTATGCTGAGGCTATTGGAGTTCTTGCATCTGTGCTGACTCAGGTAAATGAGTATTACAAGAATGACGAAACGACGGCCTTCAACTATGATGATGCCCCCTATGATTTCCATTTTGGATATGCCATCAATCACGTACAGTTCGAAGGCATGTCTAACACGCGGATTCTTCGTGATGTAACCCGCGCTTTCCTCCTTTTTGGCAATGGCTTTGTTGTGAGTTACCCCTCCAAGATGGAGACTCATCTTGAGGCAGTATCTAAGACAGAGGGGCTTATCAAGTCTAATGGTAGGTTTGTCAAGAGTAACTACTGCCTTGACATTGACGCCAAAGAGGATGGTACTTTCCTTTTCAACGTTCGTATTCCATTCAACCGCAATGGAGAGTATAAGAAGAGTGTCTGGAACACACTTCTTACGTTCACTCTTGACGATGACGCGGTTGAGGACTTTGATCTTCTTCGCTATGAGGGAACTGACGAGGAGTGGGACGAGGTGGATGCCTAATGCTTTGCCTCAAGCCCAAGACCACGATGACCCTGTCTGATCCCTATCTAACCCAGGCAGAAGTCGTGACTATTCTCCTTTTTGACCTTACCAAGCAACAATCTAGTGGCTCCAAGGTGGCCAAAGAGGCCGCAAATGCCATTCTTCCCATGCTCGCGGCTCGTAAGTTCACAATTGAGAAGACAACCGAAGAGGAAGGAGAAACGCTGCGCGTAGCCTTCGTTGATTACTCCATTCCAGAGGTTGATGATGACTTCAGGCGCTATTGCGTTGACTTCTATGTCGAAGGCGATGCCCTTGATTACACCGTCTATAACCATGTCACCCCAATCATCTCTGACTATTGGACAGTAAGTGAACTGCAACAAATCACAAACGTCCATATTGACAAGACTTGTGACGTTCTCCACCACTAGCACTTCTTGGTCTTGCCGCTATCGGGCAAGGCCTTTTTCTTAGAAAGGAAGATAATGCTTATTCTCAAAGGAGACATTCATGGAAACCTCTCTTGCTTTGATTTCTATGAGGGAGAGATAACAAAAGATGACATCATCGTGGTATTAGGAGATTGCGGTCTCATGTGGCCAGGATATGAACAGCAAACCATTGACGACCTGAATCGCATCTATAATGACCCCTACACCGTCATCTTCATGTTTGGCAACCACGACAACTATGACTGGGCAGAGGAACTTTCCAAGAGCAACCAGTTTGGTGGGGTAGTGCGGCCAATCGTCATTGGCGGCGTCGAATATCCAAGGCGCTATGTCGTAGATAACACGACAATCCTCGACCTATGCGGCGAGCATTGTCTGCTCATTCCCCATGCGGACTCTCATGACATTGATGGCGGCATCTTTGATGAAGACGACATTGAGGGCATTGCGGAAGCCAGACGTGGTTTCAGACACTTCCGCATCAGGCATCAGACATGGTGGGAGCAGGAGAAGTTAAACATTCCAAAGACAGACGCCTTTTTGACGCTGCATAAGGGAGAGCACTTTGACGCCATCCTCTCGCATGATTGTCCCGCCGAGTTCTGCTATTGTGGTCGCGCAGATGGTGTAAAATATGCACCAACTGAAGCAGAGGAGTACCTAGACGAACTTCGTGAGCGCCTTGACTTTGACGTTTGGGCGCATGGGCACATGCATTATGACTTCGCCCCATATAATGGAAAGTGGAAGTTCTCTCTTGACGTCCCTGTTCATAGAAAGATGCTAGTCAAGGACAATTGCTTCTGTCTCTATCATTATTTCATACCTTATCATTGCCTAAAAGCATGGGATGGAGACAAGTCAAAGATAGACATCATTTAGGTAAAAGAAAAGCCCCCTCACACGAGGGGGCCATTTTTTTATCTAACAAAGACTCATGATATAATTGATAAAGCATACGTCTGGGGCTGTCGTCCAATTGACAAAAGAAAACATGCTATACAGAAACAGAACAGACCCTGTCGCAATGGTGACTATACAAAAAACGAAGGCAGTTATAGAAGCGTCATCAACATTAGCGTTACAATTACAATATTTGCGGCAAACAAAAAACGCAATAACCAAGAAAATCAGCCCAACAATAATGGCTACAACGCTATTGTAGACATGCTGCTGTACAATAGCGGGCTTCATCTGCCAAATTGAATCAACAGCCGTCCCAAGAGAATCAGCCAACTTTTGAATAGCATTTGCGTCCAACTACTTCTCCTCCTTGTCCACGCATTCCTCGGCACACTTTGCGGCATATGCCTCAAGGGCGTTCCATAGAGAGTCATATGCGGCATAGCGCATCTCTCCATCATCATACAACTTATCCATTAAGGCGAGAATTCCCTCAAAAAGTTCAGCAGAACTCATATATTAGTTCTCCATCTTCTGAACGATATGGTTCTGAATGAAGTAGTCGCAGAGGTCAGAATATGCCTGATCAAGAAGATAGCAACGGAAATCGACTTCAAGACTTTCCCAGTCTCCACCCGCAAGACATACCACAAGGTCAATACCATAGCTCTTTATCATGTCAATGAACTCGGGCGTGTCAAGCATGTTTACCATCAAAGCCCTGGACAGGCTTCGAGAATAGGAATAGGAGCCATTATCATTGCCAGTAACACTGCCAGCGTACATGTCGTTATAAATATTTTCGAAAATATCCTCTGCGTCATCATTTTCAGATGCCTCGCAGATATAGTTATCCACCTCGTCGTCAATATAGTCCTTGGCGTCCGCCACGACACTTTCCCGCAACTCGTCAACAGTCATTTTATATTGTCCTCTCTCTTGCTGACATAGATATTATAGCATGCAAACCCAGCAATTGAAAATAGAAAAATACTTTTCGATTTGCCGCAATTTTTTGTTGACTCTTGGAGTTCGCTTACCATATAATGACTATGGAAAAGAAAGGAATTGAGGATGACGTAAACAGAACAAGACAATGTCAGAAACAATCTAAGACGTCAATATGATTATCTTGTGACACATCCGAATGATAAACACACACTATACAACATCCAATATATCAAAGACTACATGCGTAAGCATAAGATAGAGGAGAAGAGACATGATTGAAATCGATCCAGACCAGCCATATTATAGATGGCATGACGGACATATCGAAGAGTGGATGGTATTCAGTCTTTTTACGCATCCCAATGGTTGCAGATTCGTCTCTTTTGGACGTCTTGCTATAGATGGTAAGCCAGAGACACTGAACAATATCCCTGTGAGTGATGTTGAGAAGGAAAATTTCATATCTGCCGATGAACTCAAATGCGTTGTCGAGGATTATTGTAGGGCAAAGTTCGATAATTAGTTATCTTTGCTTTTCATAAGATATATTGTACATATTTTATGGAAGGAGAAGACGATGATTCCAGCAGATACTATGAAGCGCTGGGCACAGATTGCGGAGAACTGGCATTTCAACACGTTATCTGAGTTCATCATGACCGCTGTCGAGTTCTATATCCGCAATGTGTAGCCTCTCTTTTTCGGGTGTCTGACAATTTTTGTTGGACACCCGATTTTTTTATATGTATAATGATAGGCGGACAAGAAAAAGAACGAGATAAAGGAGACGATGAACTTGTTTGATAATATGTTTGGCAATCTCAAGCCTGGTATGTGCCGTCTATCCATGGATGGAAAAATTGCTGTCAAGACATCTCATGGCTATAGGGCTTATAGCATCAAAGACAATCGTCTTGTAAATTGCGATTCTTTCGTATTCGATATTGGCGAGGAGATGTTCTTTGTTGTCCCTACCGACAAGGTAAACGTCGGTGACATTATTCTTGTCAACGGCAAGCCCAATTGTGTTATTGCAGTTACCGATGAGAATATCAAGGTTGTCAACTATGAGGACTCTGACATTCGAGAGATTCTTCCTGAGCGCCACATGTTTATGGGCAACACCTATTTCTTCAGCAAGATAGTGTCCATGTTTGGTAACGCTTTTGGGAGCAAGAAGGGTATGGAGGACATGATGAAGTACATGATGTTTTCCAAGATGATGAATGGTTCCAATTCTTCTGGTAATGGCACGAACATGATGCTTCCTTTTATGCTGATGAACAGCAACTCTGACATGTTTGGCAACATGTTCAACGGAATGTTTGAGTCTGACACCGATAAGGCTGAGGAGAATTAGACATGGGATATGGTAATTGGTCTACTCAGAGTTTTGCTGACTATTCTACTCGTCGAGGCTATGATTACGACACTGCGACAGGCAGCATTAAGGGCAGTTACTCTGCTCAGGAAATGTTCAAGTCCCGTCGTCTTGAGAAGGAACTTGACCCCGCAGGGGTGATGAGAGAATGCCGAGACTCTGATGAGCACCCGCATTCTCGCCCTGTGATTCTTGCTCTTGACGTCACAGGTTCCATGGGCGATGTCTCTGTAAAGGTCGCCAAGAGTCTGAATAACATCATGGAAGAACTTTATAAGTCTGTCGAAGATGTTGAGTTTATGATTATGGGCATCGGCGATCTTGCCTATGACATGGCCCCAATTCAGACATCTCAATTCGAAAGCGACATTCGCATTGCCGAGTCGCTTGACAAGATTTATTTTGAGGGCGGCGGCGGTGGCAACGGTTTTGAGTCGTATACTGCCGCTTGGTACTTCGGCCTGAATAATTGTGATCTTGATTGTTGGAAGCGTGGCGAGAAGGGCACCATCATCACTCTTGGCGACGAACCACTGAATCCATACCTTCCTGAAATGCTCCTTAAGAAGACGCTTGGAATTTCTGGCGAGATTTCTCTCCCCAATACGACAGAGACTCTTTACAAGCAGGCATCTGAGAAGTACAACATTTATCATGTTGCCGTAAATGACGATGGCACTAGTTATAATTGGTATAAGACGAACATTGAGAAGAGTTGGGGAACGCTTCTTGGACATAATTTCTACACCAGCACGCTCAACGCTCTTCCAATGACAATCTCTGAAATCGTGAAGAAGTCCAACAGTCATGATAATTTCATTGACAGCCCTATCGTTATGGAGAATAATGATATTATCAGAGATAGCGATGGAATTGGATGGTAACTAATGCCTGATGTGAAGTTCGTTATTGGAGCCAACTATGGAGACGAGGGCAAGGGGCTTGTGTCTGCCAATCTTGCGGCTAAAGCTCAACAGGATGGCAAGAAGTGCCTGACCATCCTTTATAACGGTGGCCCTCAGCGAGGTCATACCGTTGAGTTTGGTAACTTCCGCCATATCTATCACCACTTTGCAGCTGGTAGCGAATTTGGCTCCGATACCTACTTCCATCAGGATTTTCTTGTCAATCCTATGACCTATGTCCAAGAGTATGGAAATATTTTTTGCGAAATTTATATGGATGCTAGATGTCGTGTCGTTACTCCGTTTGATATGATTGCTAATCAGTTTGCGGAGCAGGGGCGAGACGTGCGGCACGGGTCTTGCGGTATGGGTATCTTTGAGACCATTGCTCGTTATAATGATGGCGATGATGACGATGATGGAATTATAACTCGTAAGGTCGGAAACCTTTATGGTTTTGGTAACAGCGTTCTCTATAAGTATATCTCTGACGTTCAGAGGTACTATGAGCATAAAAAGGGAATCAGGTTTGATTCCATTCCCGGACTTGATATTGAGGGACTGAAGCAGCATTGGGTTGATGATTTCAACGCCATGATTGACGATGTGTCGTCCATTGTTTACGATTGGAGCGTCAAGAGTCTGCTCAATCACTATGATGTTATTATCTTCGAAGGTGGACAGGGTCTTGCCCTTGATATGGATAACATGGCAGATTTCCCGCATCTTACTCCTTCTAACACTGGTTGTAAGAAGATGATTCCATTTATTATTGGTACTCTTGGGGAAGATACTCCTATTGAGCTATATTATGTTACTCGTTCTTATCTGACTCGTCATGGCAATGGTCCCATGCCTGATGGGTATCTCGACCATAGTATGATTAAGCAGGATATGACTAATCATCCTAACCCTTGGCAGGGTACTCTTCGTCTTGCAGGGTTTACTTCTAAATCTATTGCAAGTATGATGGGTCGTATCTGCAAAGATAAGCGCGAAACATATAGCATGAATAATGTTGTTTGCAATCTCGTCATAACCCATACCAATGAAATTGCAGAGATTGAAATTCCTGCGGATATTTTTGACAACATATTCTATTCTAAGAGCAAGAATTGTACTTCTCTTATCAAAAATAACATTTGACTATAAGACTTTCTTCTGTTATACTGTTAATGTAACAAGGAAGAGAGTCTTTTTTTTAAGAAGGATTAATATATGGATTCTGTTGATTTCCGTGATAAGTGGATTCTTCGTCGTACTCAGCGTGCAGGGCTATGTTATCTTCAGTGTAAGTATTCTAGTAATCGAATCGTGTTTATTGTGAGTGACCCAGACTTTCCCAATAAGTTCAATGTGGAAGTTCGATATACCGCCCATGGTCGTAAGAACCATAAGAGAGGCAACGCTAATTATCGTGTGCTTGATTCTTGCACGAAGACATATCAATTTGAGACTATTGAAGAGGCATTCCGCGATGCCAACCGTCTGATGGATTCTTGGAACAGCCTAAAGGGTAAGAATATGCCAGATGTTGATACTATCAATATACCGTTTATGCGGTTTGCAACTGAGAATTCAATTGACTCTAAGGTTCAAGAATAGTATTATAATAATGTTCCAATAGAAAGGGAAAAAACAGTGTCTAACTATCGTGCCTATACTCACATTGAGCGTGCCAACAAGCCGCAGGTGGCAGACGTGATGAGCGCTCCTCTCGTGTCTGTGCAGCCTAAGATTGACGGCACTAACGCTTGCATCTGGGCAGACGACGATGCCAACATCCATTGTGGCTCTCGCACGCGCGAGGTTGGAGAGACCAAAGAGACTGACAACCAGGGCTTTTGCAAGTACATGAAGAATGATGATGCAATCAAGCCCTTGCGTGCTTTTTGCGTGAACAATCCCAACTACATCGTCTATGGCGAGTGGCTTGGGCAGAACAAGTGCCTTGGCTCCATCAAGCAGTATATCAAGCGTGGTTTCTGGGTGTTTGACGTCTATGACACCGACACTGGCGACTATCTTCTCTATGAGGATTGGTCTTGCATGCTTAGTGGCATCTATGACCAATATGTGCCAGAACTATGGCGCGGGGCAGGAGCAGACCTTACTCAAGAGAAGATTGACTCTCTCCTGGAATCCAACCATTTCAACCTACCCGCCGATGCAATTGGCGAGGGCATCGTCATCAAGGCACAGCCTTCTGTGCGGGACTCCTATGGCCGTCCTGCGATTGCCAAGATCGTTCGTGACGAGTTTCACCAGAAGAAGTCTCGCCCTAAGAAGGTCTACGCGCCTAGCGAGAACGAGCGTCAGTTCGTTGATGAGTGCTGTACCGCAGCCTTTCTCGACAAGTGCCGCAACAAGGTGTCTTTGGCTCTCGGAGAGGACTTTGACGAGAACAGTCACAAGCACATTGGCTATATGATGTGCCTTGCGGTTGATGACATCATGCAAGAGGAGTTCTGGGACTTCTTCAAGAAGAAGAAGGGGCAGGTCAATCTCTCCATGATTGACAAACTCGTCAAAGCACAAGTGCGCGAGTTTCTTGGGCTATAGGAGGGCTGTTGGAAAAGAACGCGAATGCCGCGTTTGCGGCAATTGAGCAATATTTGGACCTTGTGGAGACTTCAATCGGACAAATGCGACAAGCGCTCTTGTCTGGACGTCTGACAACCGTAAGAGACCTATCTGTACTGACACAAGCACAGGTAAGACTTATCGAATGCTATTCCGACCAGATGGTGCGGGATAACTATGACTGGAGTATGGAAGCCGAGTCCAAGACCAACGCCTAATATAAAATAAAGTGGGGGCAGCTGACAGATAATTGGTGCTTGTCAGGTGCCCCCACTTTTTATATTATATATAGAGGATAAGAGAAGGGGGAAAAGCATGTTCAAGGTAAATGATTATGTGCGCTATCAGGGCCGAGTCTGCATCGTCTCCTATGTTGACGAATATGGTCTCTATCTTGAGGACGTAGACAACGACGAGTCCCTTTTCGTAACCGCTGATGACTTTAACAAGATGGTGCTTTTCTGATGCGGGACGCAATCTATGAGGGATTTGCCCAGTATATCGGCATCTCTCACAAAATTAACGAATATGTTTGTCTTGAGTTCAAGCGACTCTATCGCGTTCGCATGATAAACACAGGCACCTATACCAAGGTCTGTCTTTTGGACACGAGCGGCAATACCTATGCCTCTATCGACTATTGGGGCATTGCCGTCAATCTTTGTTGGCGGAGAGTCGAAAGTCGACCTTACCGAGGGCATTCAGCTTGTGCCCAAGAGGTGACATATAGGTTTGCCACAGCATAGACTCTATTTGCGCAAACTGTGCGTCTGTTGAATCAGTGCGATGGCGTCTTGCGAGAAAGGGAAGCACTTCTGTCAATTGGTGCTGCAACTCTTCCATCTCGCGCTCAGACACCTCTCGCGTACAACCCTCCTGTGAACCTTGCGCCACATAGGTGTTCGCTATTGGGCAGTCTGTGTTGTCGCACTTTTCACATCTCAATGTTACATATGGCATGGTCATTCTCCTTTCTTTGCTGTAATTGTACCCAAAATTGGCTTGACGTATGCCGCATTCATATGATATTCTTATATGAAGAGAAAGGAGATGGCCTTCTGTGACCGACGATAAGATTTTCAACTATATCCAGGAATGTCTTGAGCCAACCAAGGACATGAATTGGGAGGGGGACATCCTTTGGAGCGACCGTAACGACGGACTCGCCTATGCAGCAGAGAAAATGCTACATGAAAGCATCAAGGACTGTGAGGATATTTGCAGTGGATGCACAAAGATAGTCATCTTCCTCAAGAATTTACCCGATTATGTCGTCAAGATACCTCTGTTTGGTTACCATGATGACTTTGACGAAGAGCAAAGTTTCTGTCGCGCGGGCAAAGACTTTGGCCGCAATTGTCCAAAGGAACTTCTGGATGCCATGCGGCAAAGCAGAAATGACTACTGCGGAATCGAGAAGTGCGTCTATGACTTTGTAAAGACCCATTATCCCGATGTCGCACAGTGCTTTTGCCCAATTCGAAAGGTCGGGCTGTTGTGGGGCTATATTCCTGTCTATGTTTCCAACAGGGTTGACTCCGATGTCAGTAACGACTATTGCAACGGAAACTCTTTTGCCAGTGGTAGCAAGACGTTCTGTGACTCAATAGAAAAGGCAAAGTTCAGGGGCGAAAATAACCGCATGATGTCCGACGACCTTGAGGCGCTGTTCATCGATGGGTGGGGAGACAGCATAGCCAAGCGATTCTTCGAGGTAGTGGCCAAACTCGGAGTTCCTGACATCTATGATGCGAACATAGGTGTCACATATGCAGACCACAAGGCATACCTGATTGACTACGCTGGGTTCTCAGATTCTAATGGCGTGTGCTATTCTGATACCTGCATACTAGAATAAAAAAATATATTGACATTCAATATCTAAAAAGGTAATATAATAGTTGAGCTTGCGGCCAAGGTCCACTCTACTGTGCCTTGCCGCAGGTTCATGATATTGTCAGTGATGGGAGACAAAGTTACTTCAAACTATCAATTTGACTCATAATACTCTGTCTCATTGTTTCCTGAAAGGATGTTACATATGTCTAAGTTCAATCAAAAGGCCAAGCCCGAGATGGTTGCCACTCACGAGGGTGGTGCCGCATACGCCAAGAGCGTCGAGATGGAGTGGACGAACATGCTGTTCAGTTCCTTCCTCAGCGGCGGCTTCTACGAGAGCGAGAATGATCAACTCTCTCGCTTTGATGCGCTTACAGACGAGATGGTCAAGAAGTATGGCGCTGTCTTTGCGGCCAAGGCTGCTGTCTTTGCCCGCAATGAACTTGGCATGCGCTCTGTCTCACAGTACCTTGCGGCCAAGGTGAACGCGCTCTCCTTCGATGGCAAGCGAGCCTTCTATTCCAAGTTCTTCCGTCGCCCAGATGACGTGGCGGAGGTGTTTGCCGCAATTGACTCTCTGGGAGACAAGCGCTCCCATGGTCTTGTGCGTGGGGCATCTGATTACATCAGGAACCTCAGCGATTACTCGATTATGAAGTACCAGATGAAGGACAAGAAGTACAACATGTTTGACCTTGTCAACATCACCCACACTCATTCTGCGGTCATTGATATGTACAAGGCGAACTCGCTCTCCACGCCCAACACCTGGGAGACGCGTATCTTTGCGGCAAAGTCTGACGAGGAGAAGGCCTGCGTGTGGGTTGATCTTGTCGTCTCTGGCTCTCTTGGGTACCTTGCCCTCATTCGAAACCTGCGCAACATCATCAAGGTGTGCGGGTTGACAAACAGCGGAAAGCGGTTCATCCAGACAGACCTATGCCGCGCCATCGTCAACAAGATGGCGATTGCAAAGTCTCGTATCTTCCCATACCAGATTTTCATTGCCTACAAGCAACTGAAGAATTGCGGCTATAGCGACTTTTGTGTATTCACAGCGTTGGAGAGTGCATTTCTTACGGCAATCGATAACATGCCGCCCTTCTATGGCAAGAATGCGATTGTCCTTGACGTCAGCGGCTCCATGGACGCTGACATCAGCACCAATAGTTCCGTCTCCATTCTTGAGGTTGGGGCGTGCTATGCTGCGGCTCTCTATCTGTCTGGCTCCGATTTTGAGGTCTACAAGTTTGCAGACAAGGCCTGCCGTTGTGTAGACATCAATCGCGCAATGAGTCCCTTTGGTCTCATCGAGCGACTATGTTCCAACGACAATTGCGGCTGTGGCACCTTTGTAACGACCGTCTTCCAGTGCATGAACAAGCATTACGACCGCATCATCCTCATCTCTGACTGCCAGTCAATGGATGTCAATGACCGCCTGTGGTGGTTCTCGACTCCGACTATTACAGCGCCAGAGGCACTTCATAACTACATCGAGACATATGGAGAGACACACGTCTATTCCTATGATCTGGGCAACTATCACTCTACCATTGATAATCCAGACTTTGGCCACATTACCATGCTGACTGCCCTCAATGACAAGGTCTTCTCTCTCTTGGACTACTTCGAGGGAAACAAGGACATCGTTGACTTCATCAACCACCTGACAATCTAGCCCCTTTCTATCAAGCCCCTCTCCGCAATTGTGATATTACTGTGGAGAGGGGCTTTTCCATTGACATGAAACGTCAGATTCGTTATAATATAGATAAAATGAAAGATTAACAGAGAAATGAGGCTATATGACAGAAAGAGAGTTCATCAACAACGTTGACTCTTGCGGCGACCTCTTCTCTGCCTTTGTTATGGGACTTTCTCCAAGAGACCTTGATGATGGCAGACTGAAGGATATTGTAAGCGACGCCTATGATGCCTTTGACCCATGGCGAGTCGCCTGGGATGACTTCTACGACTACGTCAAAACCTGCGCCTTCGAGGAGGGTATGTGATGTTTGACGTGTTTCAGGTGGGAAATCCCTATGTGCTTGGGATGGCCGAGGAGGAGTTTGAGAACGCGGTTGATGCACTTGTGCGGCAGTCCCGCATCACTCCTGTCTCTCGCGCCACTGTCTATGCCCTTTTGGACTCCTATCACGTGACGCTCGGCGACCTGTCCAGTTGGCTTCGAGGAAAGGTGGGAGATATTGAGGTTTGCGACTAACTTCGAGTATCAAAACCTGCCAATGAACGACAAGGCAGACGAGTTCAACATCTTCTATTCGAAGGAGGACAACTCGCTCAACGCGCTTGTCGATTTCATTGCGGCATACAAGGATAAGCAGGTAAACATCCGCTTTCGAAACGCCATTGACGTGAAGATTGCCTCTACTCTGGCGAAACTCGGAGATAACGTGCGCTTCGTTCTTGACGCGAAGGACATGGGCCGCATTCAAGAGTTGAAGAAAGATGAGTGCAAATATTTTCTCGTGCCTTCTTTGGCTGCCTGCTCGTTTACCCAACTTGAATATCAGGTAGAGACTCTTGGGGTGTCTGAAGTCTATGTCATTGACGATTTAGCCTATAATCTGCCTATCGTCTCTCGCTGGTGCAACGAAAGGGGCGTGCGGCTGAGGGTCGTTCTCAACCGCCCCCTATCAAGCGTCCCAAAGGCATTGTCCGACACCTTCTTCTGTCGCCCCGAGGACATGGATAGGCTCAGTCTGTACTTTGACACAGGCGAGTTTGCGGTTGGCGAAGACAAGGCCTATGACTTCAAGCGGGCAGACGTGCTGTATCGTGCATTCTATGAGCGCAAATACTGGCATGGCAACCTTGCGGAGATCATTGATGGTCTGCCTGACGTTCCCAACACTGGCCTTACCCAGACGTATACCCGCAACAAGGTTGACTGCCGCCACAAGTGCATCAGCGAGAATTCTCCTTGCCAGCATTGCCGCAACTACATGGACATTGCGAAGTTGCTGAATGAGAAGAACATCAGGGTGGTGTAGATGACACTTGACCAATTTGACACGCTCAACGAGAAGATGAACGCCATCTACAAGTCAGAGTCCTATGTGACGCATTCCGCAAGTGGTCTCAGTTCGAACTACAACATAGGGTTCTTGCGGGGAATGGTGTTTACCCTAATCACCCTTGGATATGAGGTTGACACCGACATGGTGAACCAGATGCCGCAAATCAGCCCTACAGGTGTTGAGAAGGGCAATGTAGAATAATTTTTTGCCTCCAAAAATCATATAATAAATAGAATGACTTTTGGAGGATTCTATGAAAACCAAGTTTTGGCTTCCCCTTTTGGTTGTTTGGGGAATGATGTGTCCGCAATTGGTGTTGGCGGACACCTTGGGAGAGCGGGCTGGTCTGTTGCCTTCCAGCCCCTCTCCCTCTATTCTTACGCAAGTCCGCGAAGGCGTGGACTTAGAGAAACTTTCCCAAACACGAGAAGAGATAACATATGCCTACGCGATATTAGGCGAAAAGGCACCGAGCCTTATCACCTTAGACGATGTCAGACTCCACTTTATCTTGGAAGATGCGCAGGCACGCATCCAAGAGAGAGAAGTCTTACATAGGCAGGAGGTACAGGCAAGCATAGTCAAGGCCGCATATGAAACCCCTACCACGCCTGTTGGATATTGTGCCCAATGGGTGATAGAGGTCTATAGGAACGCGGGGCTTGACATTGAGGAAATGAACGCCTGTGACATGTATTGAAGATATTGTGCCAGCGCTGACACGAATGAGCTTTCTGCTGGCATGATTGTAGCGGTTCCAAGTCACTCCAATAGTGGCAGCGCAGGATTGCGCTATGGCCACATAGGAATCTATGTCGGTGACGGTCTTGTAATGGACTCCACTGGCACAGTCAACACCAGGACTCTGGAAGAATGGACCTCTCACTATGGCACTGACTACGCGCCAAAATGGGGGTTTGCCGCATGTTTTTAGGAGGCTATCATTCTAAGTCCCAAAAAGACAGTGGGTGCAATTGTGGTTGGTTGCGGTCTAACCTTGGCTATCGCGATTCCCGCCCACGCAGGCACCATCAAGGCATCAAACATCACCTTACAGGGGCGCGAGTCCTATCAGGAGGGGTGGCTTGACCCAAACAAGTGGGACGCCGAGATGGATGCAAAGAAGAGCGAGTTGGCACAGATTCTCACCTCTCTTGGAGGTGAATTGGCAGAGTACCTACCGCAAGACGCAGACACGCAAATTGACATAGACTCGCTCGTCTACATCGCAGACGTGCAAGCACAGATTGACCGCTTGCGGCCAATCCAAGAGCAGGCAGAAGCAGACAAGAAGGCTGCCGAGGAAGAGGCCGCTAGAAAAGCCGCAGAAGAAGAAGCCGCGCGTGCGGCCAAGGCTGCAAAAACTGCACAAGTTAATTCTTCCGCAAACGTTTCTTATGGTGCTCCATCAGGTAGCGGAATGCTCACGCCCTCAAGTGGCATCAATTGGTTCAATGGCCGTAAAGAGACATATTACAATCTCAACATGGCAGGGGTGGTGTCAAACGCTCATGCCATGGGTATTGATGGTGACTATTGGGTGCGTGGCGATGGTGTGAAAATGTATGGCGGTTATGTGATTGTGGCTGCCCAAATGGCAAAGGGCACTATCATTGCTACGAGTCTTGGAACCGGGATTATTTTGGATTATTGCCAAGCTGGAACCATTGATATTGCTACAGTTTGGTAAAAGAAGGAGTATATATAGTTATAGATATGGGTATGCTATTCTTTATCGAAAGTAAGGAGGAATAGAAGTGCCTAGAAAATTAAACTATATTCCCGGAGAAAAGTATGGTCCTAACGGAATACATATTAGATAAACTAAAAAACATAAACTAAAAACTTATAGGCTGACTCTTGGAAAGGAGTTGACAGTTGGATAAGGTAAGAGATAAAATCAAGTCAATTACAAAGGCGCATGGCTTTCGTAAGTGCATCTGCTATCTTTTGGCATTTCTGATTGTTTTCAGCCTTATCTGGCTGTTCTACTCTCAACAAGGCTTTCTTGCAAGACGTTCCTTTAAAAAGACTATCGGGCAAGACACCAATGAGCCAAGAGCAGTAAGGGTCTATAGTGGAAGCGCATTGATCGAGACCTATGTCGGCCATTACACGGTCGAGGCTTACCAAAACAGGCTGGTCATCATCAATCGCGACAACGGAGAGACGGTGGACGTATGGGGCAACACTAGCGTCATTATCGACACCGCAGAGGATGAGTAAGAAGGAGAAAGATGGACAAGAGCTTTGGTTTCAATCTGAACGCCAGTATGGTAATTGACAAGGACGGTAAGACCTCTTGTGGCGTGTCCTATAAGGACTCTGAGGGTTATAATTTCCGCAAGGACAAAAAGGGCGAAGATGTCAATTCTGTGCTGACTGACCTCGCAAATGATTTCGTTGACGGCTATACTGAACACTTTTTTAGCACCAAGGCCGCAGAGAAGGCCAAGGAAGTTGCGGATTCCGCCTCTGAGAAGCCCAAGCCGCAGGTGTCTGACGCTCTTACCAAGCGACTTCGTGAACTTGAGGAGGAAAATCGCAGGCTCAAGGCCGAGAAGGCCGCAGCCGAGTACAAGAACGGCACTCGCGCCACGACTTGTGCGACTACCTCAGTACCCGTGAAGGTCTCTGAGAAGCCAAAGAGCGAGTCTAAGCCCGCAAAGCCCATCAAGAAGGACGAGAACAAGGAACTTGACGCCGCCTTCTCTGACTTCTATGCGGCCCTTGACGACTTCAAGAAGGCCACACGCGAGTTCTCCATCTTTGACCTCCTCTAGTCTTTTCTAGTTGACGTCTCTGCCCCCTCTGCTGTATAATTGTCCTATAACAAGGACAGACCAGCAAAGGGGGCTTTTCTATTATGCAGCAGTTCAATGACGGCGAGCCTTTGAACATCGTCAACGTCAATGGCAAGGACTATTGGATTGATCGCCCTTGCGACTTCTACGAGATGCTTTCTGACATCGGCATCAACGAGGCTGATGCCAACTCCTATCTCTCGCGAGAGTACCGCGAGAAACTTGACAACGTCGATGGCGTGACTGGCGATGACTACTACATCTTCGTTGAACAGATTGACAATGCCATCCAAGAGGTGCGAGACGAGATCGCGGCACTCAGGAGTAGCAGCCGCAAGGGCAACACCAAGGCCGAAATAGCGAGTCGTCTTGGGATAACCATGGACAACCTCTACAACTTCGTTCACTAGGAGACGTAACTTGAGATTTCGAAATATCATCCTGAATATCGGCACTCACAGGCTTCGGCTTTATATGTCAAGCCATGACTGGGTGAACGACCATGAGGCTGAGACCTATGTGGCGACATTTGCGCAGTCTGTGGCAGAGAGTGTGCTCTCCGACGAGGACTGGGAGGAGGACAACACCGAGGTCATGACTGACATCCAAGAGATGCCAGAGGATGACTTCCTTTCCATCACCCTCATGGACTCTCACGTGCGGCCAGTGCTTGGCATATACAGACTCGATGACCCCACGTCCTCGCTTATGACCCTGTATCGCGACTTTGGAAGAGACGTGAGCGACGAGTCGCAATGCCTGTACTTTGCCGCAACCATAGGTGCTGGCGAGGACCAGTCAATTGACACCATCGCAATCATTGACAAGGACCATCCACGTGAGTCAGTATTTGAGACTGCCTGGGCTGACCTGCAATACCAATGTCGCAGGTACCATTCCGCAACAGGTATTGCCATGGCGACTGGCGCTGTGGTAGTGTCCGAGATGTCAAGCGAGGAGTACGAGGCAGAGCGAAGTGATAGGGAATTGGTGCTTGTCTAGTGCTCTTGGAAAATGCTATAATATAGTTGTTCCAAGAGGAAGAGGGAAAGGGAAAAACTTATGGGCTGCGACATTCACTGCTATCCTGCTCGTCGTCTCAAGGACAAGAATGGCTATCACTGGGAGGCTGCTCCCATCTACGAGAAGATAGATGCATGGGGCGAGAATCCCGAGCACATGGAACTTTGCGAGGCATACAAGGGCCGCAATTATCAGCTCTTTGGCGTTCTTGCTGGTGTGCGTGACGTCTCCTATGAGCCTATCGTAGAACCACGAGGGCTTGGGGACGCCTGTCCTGCCGAGATTGTCAAGGAGTATGAGCGTGGTGGCGGGCTTAGCAACTACCATCACGCGTCCTGGCTTGGGCTTAACGAGATTGCCGAGGCACTTCATGACAAGAAGCGCTACCCCAAGTGGGAGACGTATCTTTGCGAAGATGGCAGGCGAGTGAAGACTGGCGAGGAGGGGCCGCACAAGTCCCTCAAGCATTTTTACGAGGCCATGATGGCATTTGTGGAGATTGCCTGGTACTACGCTGATCCGCAGGACGTTCGTGTCTACTTTTGGTTTGACTCCTAGAAAACAATGGTTGACAATCGGACTTTTGGCGTGCTATAATATGATTGTCCGAGGGGGAGAGGGTTTTTCGACAAAGACAATTCGCAAGTCAAAAGAATCCTCTCCTCCAAAGTTTTTCCTTGACAACCGAATATCGAATCTGATATAATATGAGAGGTTAAAAGAGACCTCTCCAAGATGGGCAGCGTCGCTGACGAGATGACAATCGCCAGCATCCCCCTTGCCGCTACCTGTCTTGGAGCGATCTTCGAGCCGCTGAGTAGCTTAACTGGAAAAGCAGTAGCCCTCTTGGCTGAAGTTGGTGGTTCGAGTCCACCCTTGGCGGCAGACCAAATTGAAGTTCGCTTCACCCTCTTCTACTCTCCGAGTCAGAGGTAAAACAGACTCGGGCGGTAAGCACTGTGCATCCAGACGCGACGACATCTGCGGGGTGAGATCCGTCTCATGCGGGCGTGAAGCGCATGGGTGGCCCTTCCAGCGGCTCCCTTAACAAGGACTGGCTGCCTTGGAGTTCTTAGGCTCTTCAAGGTGTAAGAAGAAAAGCCTACAAATGCGAAGAGAGGGGACGCCCCTCTTCCAAAACTCCCGACGAGTGGCAGCGGGTTACAAAAAGGCCACGGTGCAGCACTGGTTGAGGGTCTGCCGCAAACCACGGACCGATTGAAACGGTGGGAGCGGCTGATTTCTCAGAGGGCTCTTAAAAAAGAACCTTCTGAGTAGTCAAGAAAACCTTGACAACTGAATATGATGTATGATATAATTTGATTTGTCAATCAGGCGTTCTCCCCGGTGGCGCAGTGGTAGCGCGTTTTGCCGTTGACAGAGAAGTTAGGTTCGATGCTGTTTATATCAGCTCGGTTAATTTTGATGGGCAAAAGTTCGAAATTAACTAATCGAATTTTTCATATTATATAGAAAGGTTAATTTCTATATAAGAGGAGTTCGAATATGAGCAATAGCACGAATGTTATTAGTTACCGTAAAAGGATTAAAAGTGCGTTAACGGATGCTTTTAGGAATAAATGCTTTTGTTGTGGTAAGACATACCCACAATATATGTATGATTTCCATCATTTAAATCCATCAGAAAAATCTTTTAATTTAAGTGGTAGTGGAATTACCAGAGCAAAAGACGCTTATGCTGTTGAAGCTAAAAAATGTATTATGGTTTGCTCAAATTGTCATCGTATGATTGAATATGGCGATATTGATATGACAGGAGTTAAAAGTAATTTTGACGTTGATGTTTATTATCAAAGTATTCAACAAAGTATAGATGAACAAAAGAAAATTTTACAGTCTTTACGTCAACAACAACAAGATGATAATATTCGTAAAAAGAAAAAAGGGGTAATTAAAAAAAATATTGTATATCCCACTAGAGAACAGCTAAAAGAATTAATTCGTACTACTAGTTTTATCAAAATTGGTAAGATGTATGGCTTTTCTGATAACGCTGTTCGTAAATGGTGTGATAAAATGAATTTACCTCGTACTAAAGAAGATATTAATGTTTATTCTGAGGAAGAATGGGCTTTGATATAATAAACGCCCTCGTAGCTAAATTGGCTAAAGCGTCCGACTCTTAATCGGGAGATTTTCTGGGTTCGAGTCCCAGCGAGGGCACCAATTAGAGCAATGGCCGAGTCTGATGGCTCTTAATTTAATATTTGCCGTATTAGCTCAGCGGGAGAGCAGCAGGCGTTCTTGGTGTGATACTAAGGGAATAGGCTTCTATAAGCGACGATTTGCGAGCGGTGGTTCGAATCCATCATACGGCATCATCTTTGAGGAGTTAGTTTAACAGTTAGAACATAGAGGGTTGGCCGAGTGGACGAAGGCACTTGTTTCGAAAACAAGCGAGCCGAGAGGTTCCGAGGGTTCGAATCCCTCACCCTCTGCCTAACAGCGCATTATACCGTTAAAGAGGCGGGGCGGTCTCCAAAACCGCAGTCATAGACACGCGAGGTGCAATACCTTGATGCGCTATCAGACTTTTTTCTCTTGAAAGAAAAAAACTTCTTGGCAAGAGTATAGTACATATGCTATAATATAACTAACAAGCGGAGAGGGAAAAAGGATAGTCTAGAGTACCGCGAACAATCCTGTGACCCTGAGGCCAAGGTTGACATTTTGGTCAACTGCCAACACCCAAAGGCGTAATGCCGAGTACGCAGTTAGGTTCGCTGAAAATCTCCTCTTTACACGTGACAACAGAATATGATATGATATATATCAGAGAGTGAGAGAGATAAAAGAAAAACAATCTCTCAAAGGAAAAAGAAATTCCTTGACAGTTGAATCAAGAACGTGGTATAATGAACAAGGTGAGATTGGGAGTTCCAATCCTCACTGTAAGGGACAGATGATTACCCCTTGCCGTCTGTCTCTTACAGTGGGAGCCATTCAGTTGGCATACCTATGGGTCCTAGGTTGTATCGCCCCAAGACCCGAACTCAAAACTGGAAGAAACCGTCAGTGTTTGGGCAGCTAAAGAAAGACGAAAACTAGTAGGAGCTGTGAGGTCATGTCACCTGCCTCAGGAAGAGGAGGCCGTAGGCTCAGACGCGGAGGGCTGGGCAAGAGGCAGTGGCGAAGCGGACGCTGGTAAACAAGTCCATCTCGCAAAGGTTCCATGGCGAAGGCGCCTTTGTCCATGGTCAAGAGATTGCAGAGAGGCAACGTGTCGTCTAATGGTAGGACATGTGATAGGGTGCGACCCTGCAAGATGAAAGTTCTAATCTTTCCACTTCTTGCCCTCTGCCTTCTCTCAGAAGAGCCATTGTTTCAACGGTCTTTTATGACTATCAAGCAATGCTTTTCTAAGAGAAGAAATTCTCTATTGACAGTAGTATTGAGAATAGATAAGAGAATAGGTTTTTAGGCCCCGTATCCCAAAGGCAGAGGAAGCGCACTCAAAATGCGTTCAGTCTCGGTTCGAATCCGAGGGGGGCTAAAAGTCTATTTAAGATAAAAGAAGGAGACACAATGACCAACGAGAACCTTGTCAAGGAGCTTAAGGACCGCTATCGCCGCTTCCTCTCCAATGGCCGCAACTCAGAGAGCTTTGGTATCATGCGCAAACTTCGCCGCAAGATCAATCGCGCCAAGGCTGGAATCGCAATCGCCTAGAGATTTTCACTTGACTCTTGGAAGAGTCTCCCCTATAATGGTTCTTGAAGATAAAGGAGCCAAGGAAAAGCGTCTTGCGTTGCTGCTTTTTCGAAGGTGCCTGTCTGAGAGGGTTTTGACATGCCCTCATTCCCACAGCCGACTTGGCGATACCTAGGACGTCAGAAGGCTGGCTGTGCGCAAGACAATGGCGGATTGGCCTCCGCCAGCCGCTTGGGTCATGGAGCAAGGACAGGCTCAAAAGAGAGAGCCGCCTGGAAAGGCAGCAACACAGGACGCTTGAGAGGAAGAAAGACATGAGCACAACGTATCGCGAAGACTGCCTGCGACACAAGTACGCACAGATTCCCGAGGATAACACGGCTCCTGCTTCCACCAAGAGCCGTAAGAGGCCCCCCAAGAGCAAGCACAAGCACGACTACCAGAACATGGTCATAGAGACAGATGATGGCTACCGCTATCTTGTGGGCATTTGCCCCATCTGCGGCAAATGCATAAGTCCTGTCAACGACCACTTCCTAAAGTCACTCGACGGTACGCGCTTCTTCAGCCTCTGTTGGTGTATTGGCGCAGATTGGAATAACTCCGAGAATGAGCGCCTATGGGAGAAGTTGAGTGAGCACTATGGTCACAAGTTCGTGCCTGACTTTGACGGCTCGACCAAGTTCATTGACCTTGATAACTAAATATAGCTGAATAATGGCGTGATGGATGGTGGGGTTACTTCATATTACTTGAAACAATATACGACACCCTGTCATGATGTTTCCGCCACTTTACATTGGCCGCAAGTGATGGGTCAGAAGGTTACTTCATTTAGCAGAAAAAATACCCTCTGACATAATTTCCTTGCGGCAACCACCTCCCTGCACGCGTGATGGTGGGAAAACCTACTTCATATTATGCATAAAAGAAATGTCTGCGGACTTTGCGACCTTTTCGACTGCAAATGGACGTTGATAGACAAATGGTCTTCCCTGTTGTTTCCGCGTGCAAAATGCGCCTGTCACCCAAATGGATAGGGCACCTCTCTCCTAAAGAGGAACAGTGGCAGTTCGAGCCTGCCCAGGCGTACCAGACCTCTTGCTGAAGACCCTGGCCGCATTTGCGGCTGGGGTCTTTTTTTTGTTTATAGACGCTATTGGAAAATGCTATAATAGAGTTGTTCCAAAGGATGAAACAATTTCTAGGTATTTTGCGCCAATGGAGTCGTCAATAAGAGAGAAAAAAGGTCAAAAGATGAATTACATCACGCTCAACATCTTCCAAAACGTTCTCGGTGCCTATAACGCTCAAGCCTATGGCGTCATCTGGTTGCCTGATGGGATGACTTTTGCGCTAGACGAGTCCACAGAGGTCACTGTTAAGTGCGATAATGGTGACTATCACATTTACAATGCCTATGAGGTACGTGTCGTCAAATTCGACAAGGATGGTAAGGTTATTGGCGTGATGACCAGGCCAGTTGACACCGAAGAAGCCATTTCCACCTCTACCTCTATCTGTATGGCAATCGAAGAGTGCGAGAGCAGATTTGCGTCTCGCCGCAAGGAGGACTAAAGATGGACATAGACAAGTTCGTCATGCTTTGCCGCATGGTGTTCGACGAGTTGTTTGATGATGGATACGACCCTTTTGGTAATATTGAACTCAAGGACATCGAGTTGCACGAATAGGTTGCACACCTTAGTTTTCGTGATTGCGATGAGAATGGATCTCTCATACTAAGAGACTTGGACCTCTATTGGAGAGAAAACAATGACAGAATCTGCATCTGGATGGACAAGTCTTTCGTAGAATATGTCGTCTTGTACCTCGATAGTATTAAATATCTCAGCGAGCACGTCGTCTCCCTCGTCGTACACAGCGCAAAAAGAGACTCACAGGCATAGTAGACAGGAAAACACTTGCCAGATGATGCGTTTTTCTGCTATAATATAGTTGTTCCAAGAGAAGGAAAGGGGTATTGATGGATAGGGTTCTCTATGAGGTCGAGCGCATCCTTGCGGCACATGGCTACAAGAAGGAAAACAGCGATGATGCCAAGCGTTTGGTCATGTGCGATGACTGGGATACCATTGACATGCTCTTTGACGAGGTAAACGACACCTACCAGGTGAAGGCTATCTTCGGCAATTACGTTACCACGAGGTTCGTTGACCCCTATCGCATGACCATGAAAACCGTCGCACACATCATGGCATCCATCAGCGACGCAAAGACCGAGTTTCTTGACTACTATTCCGACCACGAGGAGGTCTAGCATGGAAGTCTATGCCGTCATCTACGACTACTACAACGAAGCGGACATCCCCTCCACCCACTTGCTTGGCGTCTTCTCCACTCGTCCCAAGGCAGTCTCCGCCCTTGAGAGCAATGGCTTCACCCCTGACAGTATTTGGCAAGGATGTTGGGTGCGCGGTACTGCAGAGTACGCCTACGTCATCCAGAAGACCATGAACCAGTTGACCGAGGGGATTTAGATGGGCCGCAAGTGCAAGGATTGCAAATGGTACCAAGAGAAAAAGCGATGGGCACATAAAATACACACCCTCCACACACACGAGTGCCGCAGACACCCACCTTTCTGGGTAACACTGCCAATCTATTCTGACTACTTTAAAGTAGAATGCATGTATCCAGAAATCAGAAGCGATCTTGACGCATGCGGCGAGTGGGAAGAGAGGACTGACTACGCATGAGAGAGATCAATCTGAGTGATTTCACCATGGACGAAGACTGCGACAAATACAAGGACGCAGACGATGGTCGTGAGGGCTATGGCATTACCTTCGACGCCTTCTGTAAGAAGTTGGGGCTAAACCCAATCTGCACAGATGACTGCGAACTCGTCCTTACCGCACAAGACCTCAAGAGAATGCGAAAGACCATTTGGCAGGACACAGCCGAGAACGTCGAGCCGAGAGCGCGACCCGAAGACGGATTCTGGTGCGGCAATTGCGGCTTTGCTGGAGTCGTAGAACTAAGCGATGATGGGGAAAGCGACTACCCCACCTATGAGGAATTTGCAGAGTATCGCCCCAATTTCTGCCCAAACTGTGGTGTCCGCATGCAATATGTGCGAGGGGAGTAGGCATGGGGCGCAGATTGTTTGATGGAAAAGACGATGATTCAAGGGGAAGAAGGTGGAAGATGGGCAAACCCCCATGCCTTCACGGTGACCTTTGTCGCGCCTATATGAGAAGGTTTGGCCGCAGTCACATCTACGCTGGTGATTGTCCCACCTGCGAGTTCTACACTCCAAGAGAGGAGTGGAAGCACTTTCCAAGAGAACCTGACAAAAAGTTAGGTAAACACTTCAAGAGGACCTAACAAAAAGTTTGGTCTTCCAAGAGAAGAGAAAGAGGGACATCAATTGCGGCCAATGTGCCTATACGGAAGACCGCATTCGCCGCATATGCCCCTGTAAGCCCCTGAGAACACTTCTAAGACCATGTTTTGTCTCTATTGGACCAAGTATCCACATAGAGCAGACCTAGGCCTTAGAATGCCTCTCAGAGGCTATTTTTGTGTTGTCAGGTGCTATTGGAAAATGCTATAATATACTTGTCAAGGGGAGAGGGAGAGAAAGAGTCTTCACGCCCTTGACGGCGGGCAGGCCAGCCAAATCGGCCAACCCAAGCAGCGGCTCAGGGGATTGAAATGAATGGCGAGTGATGTGTCGCCCCAAGCACCGACGGGACGAGAACCGCAGACCCATTCGCCGCACAGGACACGAGAGCAAGGGAGAGAGCATGCTTATCACGAAGTCCGTCATGGAAGCCATCACCAACGACCTCACCACCAACGGCATCGCGGAAAAGGGCAGCGTTGTTATCACCGACAAGGGCGTCACCATCGATTTTGCCGTCTCCGACGAGTACCTGCCCAAGTGCATCGCGAAGATGCACGTATGCCTATTTGATTGCGCAGAGAATATCGACAAGGAGGGCGAGCGCTTCATTCCCGTCAGCGCCTTAGCCACCTATCTTGACGAGCGTGACGGCGAGACGCACTACTATTACGGCAGGTACCCCGTCTACAACGAGGTCGTCGGTCCCGTTGAGGTGATGAACGCGCTTCTGTGGGATGTTGGCGACAAGTCCCTGCACGACTACTTTGACCACATCACCCGCTGCAACTGAGAAGAGGATATATGACACCAAGAGAGACAATGGACGCAATCATCAAGGACGTCATCGAGAGCGGCATAGCGGAGGCCGAGACGGTTTACGTGTCAGAGGATGGCTGCAAGGCCGTCCTCGACATAGCCAACGAGTGGCTTCCTGGGTGCGTGCGATACATGACTGTCCACGTTGAGGCATATGAGTACGTCAGGGGTGACGAGCAGGGAGTGACGGTGTATGCCCGCGCCACCTGGACGTCGAGTTTCAACGACACCCCTGTTCATGCCTGTTACGACTTTTACTTCTACGACGACCTAGAGAATGTTGCAGACGTCATCAACAGCATCCTCTATGACGTGAGCAGGCGTGCCCAGTCTTGCATCTTTGACCGCACTACCCACCTGCGATAGGAAGGAAGCACAACATGGAGTTCGGCAGCAAGCAGATGGTGGAGTTCGCAATCGCCGCAATCTCGGCCTTCCTCGCCAACCTGACGAGTTGGGGATGGCTCGTGGGCAAGGGAGAGTGGCTGCTGGTGGCGGCTGTCGTGTGCGCCGTCATCGCCTTAGTCTCCTTCTTCGCCATCGTCTTTGACTGGTAGGGCAGACCGTCCTAGGCACTTGCCCCTCAGAGGCTCTGAGAGCGTTTCTAAGGGGCTATCTTCATGTCTAGGCCACAGGTGTGCGGGCAAGAGGTCTCGATGCCTTAAAAAGGCTCTGAGAGCCTAGAACGATGTTTTGATGGACACCTGCCATCCACCTGTGCTATAATGGAACTGTTCCAAAGGGCGGAACAGTTCCTAGGTGCTTCGCACCAATGCACTTGTAAGTCAAGGAGAGAGGAAAGACCTGACATGATGAGCACCCGACTCATGAATGCCCTGCAGCAGGTATTCGAGTACATGGACGTCGCCCCTGGGGACGTCTACTGGAGGTACGATGGAGTCGAGTTCTCCCTTGGCCGCGACTGGGAGGTCATGGTGGACGACTACCACGACCCAGCGGGCGACGTTGACGACGGCTTCTACATCGTCATAGTGAAAAAGACCAATCGTCTAGGGCAGGCCATCGACCGCGAATTTGAGGTAACGGACAAGCGCGGCAACACTTTCGTCGTTCGAGGCTCACTGCTCTGCTCCATCGAGGCATGCCAGCGACGCATCAACGACAGACTCGCAGAATCAGAGAATGCCCTGTAAGTCTTTCTAAGCCACTCTAAGACCCTGTAAGCTTTCTCTTGGGTACTTGTTCCAGATTTGAGTTACGTGGCCTTAGAATGGCTCTCAGAGGCTCTGAGACACGTTCTGGCGATTGGCCGCAAGTCCCTTCTTGTCAGATGCTCTTGGTGTATGCTATAATATATCTGTCAAGAGGCAAGGGAAAGGAATCTCGCATGGCAGACGTCACCAGCATCCTCGACATCATGCGCCAGATGATGATAGACGAGGGCATGGCAGGGTCCTCCGACTTCGTCACCGACGACGGCACCATGATCGTCACGCTTGACTCCGAGTGGCTTGGCAACGTCGAGTGGCGATGGGCTTTAGTGATGGTGGAGCATGTGGCGTACACCACTGACTGGAAGATAACCTATCACGTCGTGCCCGACAGCGACCTGCTCGTACACTCCTCCGACACCGAGGTCGAGAACTTCTGCGAGGACAATGACGACATCGCAGACACCCTCTTGGACGTTATTAAGGCGGACCTAGATGACAAGAAGAGGTTCCTCCACTAGGCTTTTCCCCTTTCCAAGAGCACAAAGGTGTGTTATTATGCTTGTCAGAGGGAGAGGGGTGAGCACACCCCCTCCCCTGACGGTAAAGACCCCAGACGTAAGGACGTACAGCATGTATGACATGAATTTCCACAACCACCTCCTCGGAATTCTGAACCTCGCCTTCGACGCCGACTGCGGCAACAGCACCATCATGCTCTGCGACGAGGGCGGGTGGAGAAGGCTCGTCTGGGATGGCGGGGGCATCGGCAGGCGCGTGGAGCTGTTCTATGACACAGACTGGGACAGCCTCTGCGTGTGTGACGTCAACAACGGCGTCAGCGGACACGTGCGCGACTGCGAGTCCGTCCGAGACATCGGGATGTTGCGGGTGGCGAACATCATCAAGAACTGCGTCTATGACGGCATCGTCGCCGACACCGACCTCTGGATAGACGTCATCGCAAGGGCCATGGAGATTGGGGAATAGGATGCGCAAGCCGACCATCTACGCCATTGACAACTTCGACTACGAGGGCCGCATGGACGAGGACGCCTATGAGGACGCCATCGCGGCAGTCGAGAGCAGGCGGGCAGTTGACGAGGGCAACGCCATCGCGGGACTTGCCTGGGACCTTCAAGTGGCCTCCAAAAGGTACGAGAGGTGTCCCTGCGAGTCTCTGGCCGCAATCATGAGGGCATTGCACACAGCCCTCCAAGAGGTGACGCGATGAGCGTGGCAAAGGTGGTGCTGCTCATCCTCTTCGTCCCCATTCTCCTTGCCATGGTCGCCTATGCCATCCTCATGATACTGTACGAACTCTATTCTTCTTGGATGTGATATTCTATGTCGTGTGTCTACCTGTTCCTTGCCTTCTCCCTTGGCTTCGTCCTAGGCGTTGCCGCCATGGCGGTCGCAATCGCGGGCAGGTGATGGCCAGATGATGGGTCAGACGACCATCTGGGTGGTCTACGACTACGGCGGTGAGTGGGAAGACAAGTGGGAGACCACTGTCATCGCATACGCAGACGAGGAACAGGCTCGGGAGTGCGCCAGGCGACGTGCCAAGCGGCAGTCTGGCGACGATGAGTGGGATTACTGCGGCAGTGGCGTCGAGCAGGTGCAACTGGTGACAGAGGTACCCGACGACGCCCCTTGCGGCAAGAGGACTCGCCGCAGGCACTACTCGGTCTCCTGGGACGCAGCGGAGCAGAGATACTGGGAGAGCGAGTGGTAGAACCCGCTATAAAAAAGAGACCCCCTGAGAACGTTTGCGGCGTTCCCTGTGCGCAAGCGCAGGAGAGGCCACAAGAGCGCTTCTGAGGGGGTGTTTTTATGTCTAGGCGGTCGGTATAGGGCATATCCTCCAAGAGGTCTCAGAGGGGCTTCCTACGTCTCTCAGGCATATTTCTGTATACAGCCGTTTGCCGCATGTGCTATAATTATCTTGTAAAGAGGCAAGGGAAAGGAAACAACATGTACTACAAGATCGACTTCAACATCGACACCTTCCAGTTCTGGTGCGGCGCCAAGAGCCGCATGGACGACGCCACCGATGACCAGAGGAGGGCAGTGGCCGACCGCATCGAGGAGTGCTTCTCCTACGACAACATCCCCACCGACACCGACATCAACGACCTCGTGTGGTTTGAGTGCGACGACATCTTCTACCCCGAGGAGGAGGAAGAGGAGGAAGAGGAGTAGGAAAAATCTGCAAGAGCCTATTCGATGCTGGATGCCACGCGGTCGAGCTTTGCGAGAAGCACGGTCTGGAAATCAAGGGCCTTGAGTACTGGGAGGACTAGAAATGAGAGAGAGACGCTACAGGGGCAGCTACAACGGGACTCCCCTCAAGCCGTGCCCCTTCTGTGGCTCCGATGCAATCCTGACGGTCTACGAAGGCGACTGGGCGAGCGTCAAGTGCTCAGGGGAGAACGGGTGCATCATCTGCCCGGCGACCCACCCCCATTGTCCGTCTCCTGATGCCGCAATCTACGACTGGAACGTCAGGGGGAGGGTCATAGCAAAGTTCAACATCGTCAAGGAGCGCTACGCCTACGCGGTTCGGTTCACATATAACGAAACCAGCGGGGCCGTCTACTTGATTAACCGAGTTGGCCTAGACGTCCCGTTCGCGGTCCTCGGCAGCGAAGAGGAGGCCAAAAGGTACGTGGCCAACGCCGTCGAGGATTTTCCGGACATGGTGCTGCACAACTACGACCCCGACGGGAAGGAGGTCAGATAGTGGGCTACTGGTTCAATCCGAGGACGCTCACGAGGCCGCCAAGGCCATCGGAGAGAGCCTTCTACGAATTCGTCGGGGAGGACGAGGCGATGTGCGTGACGGACAATCTCTTCAGCATGGAGGGCAAGGCCTCCTTCTGGAGCATCATCAGCGACACCTGCCCGCTCGCCGTCTTCAGAGTGATGCTGACGTAAATCAAAGTCCTCCCAATGCTGGGACGCCGTCAACGAGTCGCGCAAGGCGTGACATGGTAGACAAACCAAGAGAGAAATAAAAAAAGCCCCTTGCGGCAAACCAGTCAAGTCAAGGCTGGGCCGCAAAGGGCTTATGTTGACATACTAAAAGGTCAAAAATTCCTATTGAAAAACAGTATATCTTGTATGTAAAAAGGGTAAAAACAGACTAGTCCTAAAAGACACTAAAGACATTAAAAGAAAAGAATATAGCCGACACTTTTCAGTGTCGGCCAATTGCTCCTTTTTTAGAAGGGACAGTCGAAATGGAGTTCACGAAAAGAATAGCAGTGCCACTAAAGAACAAAGACGGAGAGTATCTTCTATCGCAGAAGAAATGGCATCCGTTGCTCTTTGCCGCATGCGTCCAATTTGCCGCGCAAGAACAAGACGAAGACGGCAACGCACAGGCAAGACTCGAAGCGCAGGAGTTCCTTGACATTTGCACAGGGGACTTCAAGTTCTCTGACAAGAAGGCGAAGGAGCAACTGGAGTTCATGTGCGGGCAGGGCGTCATGGAAAGAGACGAGACGGACATCGTCATACCCCTGTTCTTCAAGGGGAGCTGCTTCGTCACGATAGGCAAGGGAGGATGGCAGTACCTCTATGACGAGATGGAGGCTGACCGCATGGCCGCATGCGCCTATGTCATCCTCAGTTATGAGAGACTGATAAACGGACTCAAGAGGAAGAGCGAGCAGGGTGCCGCACCATGGAGATTCAGCGTCGGTGGAAAGACAGGCAATGGGCTGATGAGGATGTGCGGCTACTCACCCGACAACTTCAACGGCAAAGAAAAGATGAAAAACATACTCTCCAAATTCGAGGAAGACGGAATACTATCTGCCAGCCAACCGAAGACGCTCACCATCCATGGCCGCAAAGCAGGAAAGTACAGGGAACTCTGGGACTTCCATGACCCCAAGAGCAAGACAAGCGGAGAGTGGGTGTTCATAGAAGAGGAGCAGAAAGACGCATGGCAAGCCTTCCTCGACAACCCTGACAGCCCTTACAGGGCACCTTCGCCGCAGATGCGGGAACTTGGCAACAAGATGCAGCAGTTGCACTATTGGATGATGGAAATGGACAAACTCTGCCAACTGTGGATGGACGAGGAGTAGGCAGGCATCAGAAAGTTGGAGAGTATCGGCCTCATGGCACGGTGGTAATTGGTGGGGCAAAGTGGGACAATGCGTACCGCAAGATTGAGACAGGCTCTTGGAAGACCAGATGAGCAGATAGCGATTGAGCGAAGCGAAATCGCAGGTCAAAGGCTGTGTGCGGCAAAAGTACCACGATCGGGCCATTTTCATACGCGACTGGAAAATTGGTTGTAACTATCGGTCCGCCCAAGGGGAAAGTCGAACGGACGGACAACGATGGGCAAGACCGAAGAAACGGAACGCCATAATTTTTTAGTCTGATTGCCAAGACCTAGTATCGAATACTAGATGTGATGGTTTCCAAAAGCGGGTGATGAAGCGTAAAAAACGGGATGTGATGGTGTGGGTGTGTGGGGGAAGTGCGTTACCCCACACCCCCCTGTCAAGCATTTTTTGTACTCTGACCTGCTATTCATTTGAATTATGCGCACTATCTGGACTTTCGCCGCATGTGCAGTATGACCAATTTCGGCCCTGCCGCATTTTCCTTTCTCACTTTTGCCCAAGGAACAAAAAGAATTTCCATTTCCAACAGAGGAACAAAATGGATTTTCACTTTGGCTGCAAAAAGGATTTTCATTTTGGCTCTTGGAGCCTATGTCATTTTCATTTCCAAGAGGGAAGAAATGAATCTCACTTTCACTTTTAATTCTTCCTTGACGCATGCGGCAAATCACCCTATACTATATATATAGTTGGTCAGAAGACCAACCTAGGCGCTTCGCGCCATATAGCAAGAGAGTGAGAGAGAGGATTGGCCGCATTGGACAAGAAGCCGACGCTGGAGAGATTCTGTGACTCTTGGAAGCCAGCCACCTGCAATAACTTCAACATCGTGTGTCGTCTCTTGGAGCAAATGCACATGTCCACCGCAGAGCAGATGGCCTCTGAGGTGAACACACAGGGCCTCGATGGCCTCCAGTGGTCCACCCGCAAGGCGTCTTGGTACCTCTCCAAGCTTGCCCGCAACACTGATGTCGTGAACAGAAGCATCGTCAAGGGCGTCACGCGCTACTCTTGGGTGTCCTAGGGGTTGCAGTCTAAGAGCCTATGGAGCCGATTCGCTGCGCTCATCGTCTCCGGGGTACAAGGCAAAAAACGCCTTGTACCCTCTTTTTTTTGTCCTTTTACTTCAACTTTTTATATATAAAAAGCCTAGCCCTTTCATTATACCATAGGCGGGGCCTCCTATAAAGATATATATGATTCCAAGAGAAAGAAGGAAAGCAAACGAAGTGAGTCAGTCGGGAGACGAGCAAAGCGAGGCGACCATGCTCTGAGCGCAAGCGAAGAGCGATCTGCCTAGGGAAGGATGTGCGGTCAATCGATTGCTGCCTCTCTCCTGCCCCATGAGGCGCCACTAGGGTCGATTGACCTTGTACAGGTATCCTGCCTCTCCTGAGCGGAGAGGCTTGCCCTCTTTTGCGGGGCAAGGGAAAGAATACCCTTCCGCCTTCAGTTCTTCCAGCGCATGCGGCAAAGGCCCCAATGGCATAGAAGCGTGCATGTGCGAGGCCTTATGCGCGAGGGCATGGCCGCATACAAGTCTTCTATGCGTTGACCTGGTTATTCGGCTCACACCTCTGTGCGACCATTCATGACTTGCCTTTCTCTATTGGAGAAAGACCTCTCAAGGGACCAGGAACCGTGGAACACCTACGCAGACGAGGCCTATGTGGCCAAGCCAGGTGCCCGCCGCGCACCTCTCGATGGCGGCATGGAGAAATATACTTACTTAGATTATACCACACTCTTGGAAAGATATACACGGAAAATAAAAAAATTTTTTATTTTTTTTGTTTTTTTCTGACATTCACAGCCAAGTCGCCTATGGCTGCTCCCTGACTCAGTCTCTTATGCGGGAAGAGCCTATGCTAAGGTTTCAGGAATTCACCACCACCTCGCCTATAGCCCGAACATTCACCAGAATTTCGCCTATACAGACGCGATAAAAAAAATTACGGACTTCATCGGAAGATATGAACACATGTTCACTTATTCATAAGAACATACGTTCTGACCTGCGCAAATGCTACTCCGCTAGTAGCATTTTCGAACACCAGTTCGATCCAGCCCGCCCTTGGCCGCAAGCGTCCACCTCATGAGAACAGGCGATAAAACGCTCTACCTTGCCGTCTAGGGGGCGTTGTTCCTTCGCGGGTATCTAGATAGGCTCTTGGAGTTTCAAGCCCTTAGAAACGCTTACATGAGCCATTGGATTTTGAACTTTGTTCAAAATCCTAGGACGCACAGCGTCCATTCTAAGCGACAAAGTTACCTTGGGCTAACTTTTGGGTCGCAAGGTACCTCATCAAACCTTTTTGCCCCTGCGAGGCTCTGTAAGCCCGTTTGAGGCGAGATAGGCCAAAGCGCCTAGTTACCTAGGCACGCCCCCGCAAGGGCTCAGATAGCCTTAAAGAGTTACCCTAGGCTTACTCTTGGAAAACAGAACACTAGTTCGACCAAAATATCCAACCAAAAGTAAGCCTAGGGTAACTTTGACCTGGATCTAGAAGTTGCCCTAAGCTAACTCTTAGGATACAGGAAACGCCCCGCGCGGCATTTGAGCGGCACGCGAGGCGCGAGTCATTCGCTCTGATGGGCGGGGGCGAGGGATACCCCCCGCCCCCTAGGGGCTTACTCTGCCACCTCATCGCCCCAAACGGGGGCGTCAGTGGTGGCAAGCATGTACATACGCGTACCCTTGCCGCACTCCCCGACCTTGGAAGTCAGAACGTGGGAGATAAATAGGCCCTCACCCACGCCCGCGCGGAGAATGGCGGTAGACTTGCTAGCGCTCTGTACCATGGGAAAGTGCGCACGGATGAAAGCGCCGTTGAATGCCTGACCCTCGGAAAGCATCCCCGCCAACTTCTTGGCATCGTTGACGTTGGCCATGTGAGCCTTGGAGATCGTCGGGACGCTCTTCTTGGAGACGCTAGACAGCATCTTATCAAAGATAGTACGCTCGGCATCGGTCAGATCGGCGTAGCCCTTGCCCTCCCTCATGGCGGTAAGAACGGACTTGCGGGTGATGGTGGTGGTGGCCATGGTGGCACCCCTTCCTGACCTTGGGGGTTGGCGACCCCTTGCCGCCTTGCCTGTCCCCCTTGGACAATTACAAATATAGCAGGTTGCAGGGCAGGGTCAAGCAGGAATCCTAAATTTGTAGGAATTGTGAAATGCCTGCTAGATCGGGGTGCGGCGAAGGGGTTTGGTTAAATTTCCGATATTCGCCGCATAAGTTGTCGAACCAAATCCATCAACTCTGAAACCAAAGGCGAGTAAGAATAAAAAATTATTTTTGTCAGCCTGGGCTAACTCTTGAGCGCGGCCAACATAAAAGATGTAGTTAAAATTTTGATATTAAAATAGTAGTTAAAATTTTGATACCAGAAAAGTTACCCCAGGCTAACTTTTGCGCCCCATTCCCCGCCCTCCCTTCCCTTTGAGGGTACCGCCGCAAGGCCTGAGACGCAAGCCCCGCACAAAACCCGCACAATAGAACACCAGTTCTGTAGACTCTTGGAGTAAGATAGCTTGCGGCGTCTGCTAGACGGGCGTGTCAAGCACAAAAGACAAAAAAACGCCCCCGATTTTTTCGGGGGCTTGAGGGTCAAGAAATCATTTTTGCAATGGCGTTTCTTACTTCGTTGAGACTCTGCCATGTTTTGAACGTCTTGGCTCTTTTGTGGCCGTCCTTTTTTTGAATCCTTACTCTGATGGTATTCCAGTGGTCGGGATGAATGTATGAGACGGTTACCATAATGCCGTCTGTGCTCAAAAGCGCCCCGTTAATGGTCTTGGTTTTGTCTTTGCCCATCAAACGGCGACATATGCCCCGCACGTCTTCAGCGTTCATCTTTGCTTCTCCCCTTCTCTTGGTTTCACGTGAAACATTTTTTGTTAGTCGTTACGTTTCTTGTTGAGCGCGGCGGCGTCTCGCCACCCCTGCCCTCGGGAGTTGTGGCGGGTCTTCTTGTGACGCTTGCGGGCGGCGGCTAGTATGGCCGTCTCGATCTTGGCGTCTTCCAAAGCCGTGTGACGCTCAATGTAGTTGGGGGTGTCAGTCAGAAAACCATAAACCGACTCTGCCGTGGTAGAGGGGTTACCAGTAGCGGTAAATAGGCCGTGAGTCGTGCAATAGTCCAGGTATGCGCGGGTGGCTGTGATATTGCTACAATAGTCCCAAATGTCCCCCCACTCGATGCTGTAGGGCACGAAATACCCGGCAAAGCCGTTGGAGTACGTGCGAATGGTGGAATCTAGCGCCCTGCGGTCAAACTCGCAATTGTAAGCCCATACCTTGCGCACGCCGTAAGTCTTGCAGTCGAGCTTGAATCGGTGCCAAATCTCTTTGAAGTCGGCCATAGCCCACTCACCCGTCCCATCGTAGCGGATGCCCGCGTGATACTGTGGCAGTTTGTCGGCATAGTAGGCGCTTCGCATGATAGCGGAGTCGTTAAAGGTCTCTGATACCACATAGCTACGCTCAGCCAACACCTCGAAGGTCTTGGAATCAACGACGCAATAGCCGAGATCGTAAACAAGGGAGTTCCAAGGTTCGGGCTTGTTGGTCTTGCGCTTGTACTTGTCGGCGGTCTCGGTGTCCAAAACAATGTAGGCAGCCATGCGGTTATCTCCTTGCGATTGTGGCTTGCTCTTGACGTTGTCAAGTGTAGCGCTTGCGGCAAAAGGTTGCAATAGCAAAAGTGAGAAAACTTTTTTCTTCTTATGTTTCACGTGAAACGTTGGCCGTAGTGTTTTTTTTGTGCTTTTCCGTCAAAAGTCTTGACAGAACACTAGTTCGGTTTAGCGTTCTCTTTTTTTTAATACCTAACTGTAGCGTGAGGCAACGACTTCTTTTTGCCTTGTCCCGCTATTTGCGGGCGTTGACCATCGACTAAATACAATATAGTTGACTTTTGGCCGCAAGTCAACGAGAATTTTCCTCCATAATTCCTTCACACGAAAAGATACAGTACTTTTATTGTAACGCTTTGGTGCTCTTGGAGTCAATAGTCTTTTTTAGATAAAAAAAAGGCCCCCATTAGGGAGGGGACCTTAATTAAGACTGCTCGTTGTTTTCTTTTTTTATCTCGGGGTTACGTTGACCGCTACGCGGTCAACGTTATACGCCCCTCGCAAGCACAGGGAGCTATCCTTACTAGTTGTTGGTCGCGTCCTCGGCTAGCGCGTCCTGGTAGCAGAACCGACAAACGGAAACCAGCGGGGACTCGTCGGACGCGTCCTTGTGAATATACCACCAGTCATGTACGTGTGCGCCGCACACGCCGCACTCGATGTAAGCGGTGTTCTCGCGTACCTCGCTATCACGCACAAGTCTAGTATCTGCCCTCGTGATGATCTCCCCGCACCCGCTTATTGCGAGGGCGCTCACGGCCAAAGCGATGGCGACGAGGATTGCAACGACTGATTTACGCATGATGGACTCCCTTACTTGTGTGTGACGGTGATGTTTTTGCTACCTTGTTTCACGCATAGCGCGGCGGATGCGCGTGCGGGTCTTGAGCTGGTTGTTTATCTCATAGCGTCCGCACGCGCGACCGAGGAAAAAACAAGCCATACACATGATGAAGGTATAAAAAGCCGCGTACTCCATGATTGACCCCCTTGGGTAGCGGCGGGGCTTCTCCCCGCCCGTTGGTTTAAGTATTGCACACCTGCGGCATGGGCGCAAGGGCTAAGTTGTGTGGGATATGTGAAGCAAAATAGATGCTTGACTCGTGCGGCCATGGGTGTATTATGTAGTCAAGCGGTAGTCGAAGCAAGACGAAACAGTCAAGCAGGGGCAAAGAAGAACCGTCATTTAGGTAGCTACAGGAATATACAGTACATAATCCAATAGGTCTAACCCTTTAGCATACACCAAAGCCCAGCCCTCGGTCAAGAACTATTTTTCCAAACGTGGAGAAAACTCCACAACCCCAAAGACGCTAGTGGCGTTACAATAGACACAAGCCAACCAACCGAAGGGATACAACCATGCTAGACGTTACCGCATACCTTGCCCACAATATGCGTGTGCGCGTGACTGGTGCACTTGCAGACAACACTACCACGCCTTACTATTGCCTTCTGCTATGCATAAACGCCACGCTTGAGGACGGCAAGGAGGTATGTACATGCGCTCGCAGCGTACAGAACTACGTGGCGGACGTGGCCCCGCAAGACGCACTAGACGGGCTTTTGACTGACGCGTGTTACGTGGTGGGCCTTAATTATTACCGCCCTGCGCTGGTACAGATACAAGACGCCTTGTGTTGTTGGCTTGCACAAGAGATAGCATAGCCGTCAAAGCCAAATGCTCCGTTGCGGGATCTGACACGCAGGCGCTCAAGGCGAGCGTCACCACCTCCAACGGCTCTACCGCTAGCGTCATGCGGCGTAACTGTGTAAGCACGCGTATCTCAAGTAACACCCTAGCCCTTCGCATTGCGCGAGGGGCTTTTCTCGCACTTGCGACATAAAACCTCAAACGGTTGCGCTTGTTATGCGGCGACACATAAAATTCGCAAGTGCGTAAGAACGCGTCACATTGCGCAGACGCCACGCCAGCGAGATGGGGGGGGGTTTGTGAAGAAGCTGTGGAATTTTACGCAAAGGGCTTGACTACGGGGCGGGGGTGTTCTGGGCTGCACAAGTATCGAACACACGTTCGGGGGTGGCCGCAACAAACCTACATTTACTTCACTACATTTACTTCACTACATTTACTTCACTACATTTGCGCGTGGTCTAACCTATGACACGATAACTTCCTCCATCCATCCATTCTATCTTGGCGTGATTTTCCTTCTCGACGACGGGCTTGACGGAAGTCTTCCTCTTTGCCTTGTCTGCCATCTCAACGGGCTTTGCAAGCGCCCCGAAGAACGCCTCCCCCAAGATACCCCAAAGAGGATATAGACTTCTTACTGTCATACAATATGAGGAGTGGTTCATGTCTTGTCCCTTCGCCTTCGCATTTTCCATCTGATGACCTAATTATATACCAAGTTTAGGGCTTTCGTCAACAAGAAACTTTGTCTATCTATCGTAATCTTTTTCACCCATGGCCGCAAATCCTGACTCCATTACGGGCAATTTGCGCAAAAACCGTTGGCCGCAAACTCATATATCCTTGAAATTAGGTAAAATGCGGCCAATCATGTGTCATTTTCCCTCTCTGTTGGGTATAATATGCATATGAGTGAATAATCCCCATTGACAAGGAGAAGACATATGGAACTAGACTATGGTCTGACAAGCACCAAAGACAGGCTTGACTGCGTTAAAAGGCAGATTGCCGCTTCTGACCACCTTACCAACTCCCAACTCACCTACATGGCAGACTATCTGCTTCAGACGGCAGACGCCAAGAGCACCAAGAGGGAGAAGGCACACGAGTACCCCATCACTACCAAGAACCGCGAGGTAACCGTCAAGAAACGCCAAATATCATTCGAGGAGACCGCCGCCAACCTGCAGAATGGCGAAGATGGCATCTATGGCCTCATCATCAATGACAAGAACGCGCTTCTAGACGCCCGCACGCCCATCACAGACGAGGACAAGACCAACATTCCGGGAATCGCCGAGAACATGGCTGTCATCGAGTCTTTGAAGTCCCAACTCGAATGTGCGAAGGGCAAGCGCCGCTTCCAGCTCAAGCAGCAGATAATCTCTAAGTACCAGGAATGCTACACCCTCAAGTCCACCTATACTGGCGTCTCGGCCAAGGCCCGCATGAACTCTCAGATGCGGGCGATGGCGCACGTCCAGATTCCAGAGAACGTCTGGCTGGATGAGAACGACGTCATCCGCACAGACGGCTTTGTCTCGCTTTTGCGGCCAGAGCACGTGTCATTCTTGCTCAACTACTACCAGACGCTCAAGCAGGAGTCTTATGGCGACTTCAACTCGGACATGGGGTACCTCCTGTGGGACCTTGAGGACACCGTGGTTCGCGCCCTTCTCCCCGACAACGAGATTCTGTATGACCTCATTGTCTGGAAGGTGGATGGTCTCACGGGAGAGGAGATTGCGGCCAAGATGCTTGACAAGTATGGCATCGACCACTCTGAGCAGTACTACTCTACCTTGTGGTCAAAGCGCATTCCCAAACTTGTAGCCGAGCAGGCCCAGAAGGACTGGCTCATGTGGCACTGGCGCTTCGAGGCACCGCGTGAGGGCAAGTGGAAATTCTGCCGCACATGCAGCCAACTAAAGCCTGCGCACTCGCTCTATTTTCATAAGAACGCCTCAACCGATGGCTTCTACTCCAAGTGCCGCGAATGCCGCAGTCGCAAGAACAAGTACCAAGGCTAAAGTTTCACCCACATTTCACCCTATTGGTAAAGCATGATTGAAATATCATTCTCGCTATTGGAGGGAGAAGAATGGCGACAACAAAGAAGAAAAAGAAGTATCCGAAGCAGGTGTGCGACACATGCGGCAGGTCTTTGGCAGGAGACGAGTTCATGACAGGGCGTGACCGCCAGAAGATAACCACATGCACTACCTGTCTGACTGCCAACGTTGACAACACGCGCCCAGAGACCTTTTTGCCCATTCTTGAGCGCCTGGACGTACCCTACGTCCAAGACCTTTGGATAGACCAGGCAAAGCGCCAATACTGCAAGAACCCAGAGCGCTTTGGCCCGAGGAGCGTCCTTGGTCTGTACGTGCGGACCATGAAGATGGCGCAGTACCGCAACTTTGGCTATGCGGACTCTGACAAGGCGAATGAGATGCTGAAGAGCAGACGCATATCCAAGGCCACCCTCGTTGAGGCAAAGGAGAAGGCGGCCGAGGAGAAGCCAAGCCTGCCAACAGACTACCTGAAGGAGGTTGCCTCAAAGGAGGTGCCGCAGGAATCAGAGACCGTCTCTAAGTATAGGAGGGTGGCCGCCAAGAACGAGGACTCGGCCAAGGTGACGATAGGAGGGGTGACTGCCCCGCAGATAGACCTGATGGGCGAGATAGAGATGGACCTCAACGCCGAGTCCATGCTTGACCCTTCCCAACGCACGCTCACCAACACCATCATGGAGACCGCGCGTGCGGCCAAGCACTCAAGGTCAAGCGGTTCCAAGCCATCTGTGGCAGAGAAGATAGTCAAGTCCAATCCCTTCGCGGCCTCGCCTGAGGCACAGATGGACAGGGAGAAGAGCATCCTCATAGACCTCACGAGAGAGGATGTGAAGATGCTCACCCTCAAGTGGGGTGACACCTACCGTCCAAGCGAATGGGTGAAGATGGAGGAGACCTATCGCAAGTATGCCGACGAATACGAGATGAACGTTGACCGCGAGAACACCTTGCGGCAGATATGCAAGATTTCCCTCAAACTTGACCAAGCAATCGACGAGGGCAACTTCGCCGATGCCCAGAAGCTTCAGTCCATGCTTGACCAGTTACGTAAGAGCGGCAAGTTCACTGAGGCGCAAAACAAGGAGGACAAGCAAAAGTACGTTAATTCCATAGGCCAGCTCGTAGGAGAGGTGGAGCGCATTGGCGGCATCATCCCTCCCTACAAGTATGACGATGGCACCCCTCCCGACAAGGTTGACCTGACGCTTCGTGACAACCAGGCCTACCTGTACAACCTTGTGAAGAATGAGATGGGACTTGGTGACCTCATCGAGTCCTACATTCAGAAACTTGAGGCGGCAGACGAGCAGGCCAAGAGAAGCGCCGCGGGCGAAGACCTGGTCACCACCGTCTCAGACGAGGAATTGGCCGCACGTGAGGCTGAGAACTGGGAGAAGAACCTTCAGGCATCGATTGCCGCAGACGCGGACGCCCTCTTTGCGAGGGTAGGTGAGCAAGATGTCACTCAATAGCCTCATTAGCCAGAACGTCTATACAGAGCACAAGATGGTGTTCGATGACGTCAGCGAGGAACGCGTGCGGCAAGACCTCCCCGACTTGCAGAAGCTTGTTGCCTATTGGAGGGTGTACCCTGACAAGTTCATAGACTATCTGTGCTCGCTCAATCCCAACAACCAATTCAGGTTTTATTATTACCAGCGAATATATTTGCGGGCATCCATGCGCTACAAGCACGTCTATTGCGTCTATCCTCGTGGATTCAGCAAGTCGTTCTTGGCAGTCCTTTGCCTCATACTCAAATGCATCTTCTATCCAAGGGCAAGAATATTCGTGGTGTCTGCGGGCAAGGAGCAGTCTGCTGGAATCTTGAGCACCAAGGTGAACGAGTTGTGCAAACTCATTCCTGCGTTGCAGAATGAGATTATCTGGGACACCAGAAGCGATGCATCGGCTCAGACACGCACAAGTCGTGACAGCGTCATCTATACCTTCAAGAACGGCAGCACTCTTGAAAATGTCGCACTTAGCGAGAAGACACGTGGAAAGCGCTACCAAAGTGGGTTGATAGAAGAAGCAGCTATGGTTGACAACCAGGAGCTACTGAACGAAGTAATACTCCCTGAAATGTGCGGGGCTTGATAAAGTAATTTGTCAAAGTACTCTGTATGAATCCTTTTGACCAAGGAGGTCGCATTGCGGCTAACGGTGAAACTCTTATTTTATAAGACAATACCGTGCCAATAAAAAAAATGGTGTAGAGACTATTCCTGATGAATATAAGGAAGTACGCTAGATTTGGTCACTAGTGGAAGTGTATAGCAACTATTTTTTTATTATGGGCAATATAGTATTATCCTATTTTTCCTACTTTTATAGAAAGATAGAGTAGGAAAATAAAGGAGGTACTATTTTATGTGGAAGACAATTGTTGTTGACAATATTATTACTGATTATGAAGTTAGTGATGATGGCAGAGTTAGAAATATAGATACTAAGAGAGAACTAAAAAAGCAATTCGGAAATGGTTATTGGCATTGTACTATACAGATAAACAAACATCCAAAACGTTGTAGAATACATCGTTTGGTCGCCCTTGCTTTTATACCTAACCCCGACAGTAAACCATTCGTAAATCATAAAGATGGAGATAGAACTAATAATTCTGTTGAGAACCTTGAATGGGTAACGCCATCAGAAAACACTCGTCATGCTGTAGAAAAAGGATTGTTTCAAAGTGGTAGAAATCGCCCTGTTATTCAATATGATATGGATGGCAATAAAATGCTTTGTTTTCAAAGCATAACAGAAGCAGAAAAAGAAACTGGTACTTCAGTATCTAAAATAACGTTATGCTGCCAGAGAAAACGCAGAAGTGCCAATGATTTTCAATGGCGATATGCTGATGACAAACAAGATGTTGAAAAAATTCAAAAAAAATGGTGGAGCGGAAAAAAAGTCGCTCAATATGATATAAACGGTAATTTTATTGCGATGTATGATAGTTATTCAGACGCGGCTAGAGCAGTAAATGGACAGAACGGCTGTATTTGTCTTTGTTGCGATGGCCGTCAAAAAACCCATAAAGGATATGTATGGAAAATAGTTGAAGAGATAGTCCAAGGTGATTAGCAATAATCATTATGACACTTGTCGTTCAGCGTACCATCAATGGTAAGACAGATGATAACGAAGTCTTGAACCAATCGCAGATTTTCATTACATCTGCGGGGTATAAGAACACCTTCGCCTACGAGAAGCTGCTCCAGTTCCTATGTGAGAGCGTTGTACGGCCAAACGAGTCCATCGTCCTTGGCGGTAGCTGGCGCATACCAGTTATGGAAGGGTTGCAGCCAAAGAACTTCATTGAGCAGTTGAAGATGGATGGTACCTTCAACGAGGCATCCTTTGACCGCGAGTTTGAGTCAAAGTGGGCTGGTTCTATCGAAGGTGCGTTCTTTGACATCGAGAAGTTCAGCAAGCATCGTGTCATCGAGCTTCCCGAGAATGAACCCAATGGCCGCAACAACAAGGACGCCTATTATATCATGGGCGTTGACGTTGGTAGGTTTGGCTGCACCACAGAGGTTTGCGTGCTCAAGGTCTCTCCTCCCAAGAGCAAGAGCGAAGTCTTCATCAAGCAACTTGTCAACCAATACTCCTTTGACGAAGAGCACTTTGGCATGCAAGCCATAAAGTTGAAGCGCATCTTCAAGCAGTTCAAATGCCGCATAGCGGTAGTAGACGGAAACGGACTTGGAGCAGGTCTTGTGGATTTTCTTGTCATTGACCAGGATGACCCTGACACAGGTGAACCTCTTGGAAATTGGGGCGTCTACAATGACGATGACCGCAAGTACAAGAAGTTCGAGAATGAGAGCACCATCCAAAATGCTATGTACATCATGAAGGCAACCAATGTCATCAACTCTGAGCTTTATGCCTACACGCAGTCTCAGATGTCTTCTGGCAAACTCAGGTTCCTCATTGACGAGAACACAGCCAAGAACAAGCTCATGAGTCAGTCTAATGGAAAGAAGATGAGCGTCAGCAGACGAGCCGACTACTTGCGGCCATTCGTCATGACGTCTATCTTGCGAGACCAGATGGCTAACCTCATCGAGGAGCATGACGGTGCGCTTATCATTCTCAAGCAATCGACGCGCACAATCAAGAAGGACAAGTTTTCCGCCTACATCTACGCCCTCGCCTGGACGAAGATGCAGGAGGAGTCCAAACAGCGCAAGAATTTCGATGTGAGTCGCATGATGCTCTTCTCACGGCATTAGTGGGCAAAATAAGGTTAGCCGCAACCTCACTTTTTGATAAGTATTGATAATAGGTTGTCTCTTAGGAGGTTGCGGCTATGCGCTCATCTACTGGAGAGGTGCTTATCTACAACGTCCTTTCCGCCAATGACGTGCCGTTCGCTGAGGAGTATGAGTTTGCTGACCTTGTCTCTTCAAGCGGACGACATTTGCGCTTTGACTTTGCGGTCTTTGATGACTGCGGTCAAATCGATTTTTTGATAGAGTTCCAAGGAAAACAGCATTATGTCCCAGTCTCTGTCTTTGGCGGGGAAAAAGGTGTTCATAGGCAGCGATATAATGATGCGAAGAAGCGTCAGTATTGCCTTGACCATGGTTACAATCTGGTCACGATACCCTATTGGGACGAGAACAAGATTTCATATGACTACATAATGTCAGCAGCAGGATACTAGAGAAGGAGGTGCTATGACAGAGGAAAACAAGATTGACGAGCCTAAGACACCAAACTTCTCTGCTCCCAAGCTCAGGACCCTTGGCACAGATACCAATAAGTTCAATCGCATCGCGGTGGGCGGCAAGTCGCTTGCCAACGACGTCGTTATTACCAAAGACTGGCTCCAGTCCTTTAGCCGCAAGAAGACGGATAAGAAGACTGTCATTGACGCAATCGAAAAAGGTAACCTTGCGGAACTGAGACGCCTGTCTGACATTTTCTATCGCAGGAGCGGCATCTACAGCCGCTTTTGCCGCTATATGGCATACCTCTTTCGCTATGACTGGATGATAACGCCTGTTGTCTCTTGGAAGAACAAGCCTCAAGACACAAAAGTAATCGAGGGGTGGCTTCGTGGTTGCAAGTTCTTGGAGAATTCCAAGTTCAAGAAAATATGCGGCGATATTGCCTTGAAGGTCATGCGGCAAGGGTGCTACTATGGCTATCGCTTGGACCAAAAGGAGGCGTCCTTTTTGCAGGAGCTTCCTGTGGCGTTTTGCCGCAGTCGCTATACCTTGAATGGTTGGCCTGCCATTGAGATGAACATGAAATACTTCGATGAGGCTTTCTCTGACCCCGATTATCGTCTTCGTGTGGTCAAGATGTATCCAAGAGAGATACAGAAGGCCTATGTCGATTACAAGAAAGAACTTCTGAAAAAAGACTTTGCTTCTGATGATTTGGGTTGGGTCCTCTTGGACCCCGAGAAGACGGTCAAATTTAATGTGGGCAACTCTGATGTTCCGATGTTTGCGAACGTTATTCCGCATTTAATAGACCTTGAGAATGCTCAGGCCATTGACAACAAGAAGATGGAGCAACAGATTCTCAAGATTATCGTTCAGCAGTTTCCGATGGGCAAGAACGATGACCCCATCTTTGATGTTGATCAGATGAATGCTCTTCATGCAAGTGCGGTTAACATGCTTGGAGATGCTATTGGCGTTGATGTCCTTTCCACTCTTGCGGATGTGCAGGTGGCAGACCTCTCAGACAAAGGCAATCTCTCTAGCGTTGACCAACTTACAAAGGTTGAGAGAACCGTATACAATGAGGCAGGTATTTCTCAGCTTCAATTCAACTCAGATGGCTCTGTTGCACTTGAGAAGTCAATCGTGAATGACGAGGCATCTTTGATGGGGCTGCTCTATCAGTTCCAAGAGTATGCCAACAGGCTTCTTGCTCCTCTCAATAAGAGTCCGCGCTTGCAGTTCCAGGTTCAGATTCTTCCTACTACATCTTATAACTATAGGGATTTGACAAAGCTTTACAAGGAGCAGACCACTCTTGGTTATTCCAAGCTTTTGCCGCAAGTGGCTCTTGGGCAGAATCCAACTAGCGTTATCATGAACGCTCTTTTTGAGAACAAGACTATGAAGCTTGACGAGATATTCATTCCGCCCCAGTCTTCTAACACGATGAGTGGGAATGCGTCCAAGCAACAAGAATCTAAGACTCAGACAATTGACAACGATGGCAATGTCGCTGATGTTAAGAAGGACACTACTGAGCAAGGTGGACGTCCTGAGTTGGCGGATGATGATAAGTCTGAGAAGACGATAGCAAACAGAGAATCACAACAGTAAGGATGGAGGTTAGATATGAACGACAATAGAAGCGTGGCTACCATTGACAGCCCAGAATTCATCGACATCCGTCCTTATAATCCACTTATCTCTGAGTGCCAGATAAAGGTAATGTATGTCGGTAAGAATCGTAATGGCTCTTACATTGACAAGAATACCGCTATTCAAATGGCGAACTCCTTGCCAGGTTGTCCAATTGTTGCAGCATATCGCGAGGACATTGAGGATTTTGGTGATCATGGAGATGTCATTACCATCGAGGATGGTGAAGTAAAGTTCTCTTGTAAGACTGTTCCTTATGGCTTTGTCGCGCCAGATGCTCGTATCTGGTTTCAGAAGTTTGTTGACAGTGATAAATTTGGCAACGAAGTTGAGCATGAGTATATGATGACGACTGGCTATCTTTGGACAGGTCAGTTTCCAGAGGCCCAGAAGGTCATTGATGAGGGCAAGGGGCAATCGATGGAACTTGACTCTGAGCACCTCGATGGTGAATGGGCAAATGACGCTAAATCTGGAATGGATTTCTTTATTATAAATGATGCGCTATTCAGCAAACTTTGTATCTTGGGCGATGATGTGGAGCCTTGTTTTGAGGGGGCTTCTGTTACCGCCATTGAGCATCAGTTCTCTGCTGACAATGAATTTGCGCATTCTTTGTACAGTATGATGAAAGAACTCAAATTCGCTTTGGAAAACAAGGAAGGAGGGTCGTTGATGCAAGAAAAACAAGATAAACTCCAAGAGCCTGAGACTGATTTCGTTGTTACCTCTGTTGAAGAGCAGCCTGAGTCTGTTGAAGAAGAGGTTGTCACAACTGCGGAGGAGCCAGAAAGCGTCGAAGAGGCTGTCTCTGAGCAGGAGGAAGAGCCTGTGATCGAGGATGAGCCTAAAGTCGAGAGCGAACCTGTCGTAGACGAGCCTGCGCTTGATGACGTCGAGGAGTTTGCCAAGAAGGATGAAGACACTCCTTCTGAGGAGAATGCGGATGATGAGACAGATTCTACCGACGAGGCAGATGATGACGAGGCAGATGATGACGAGGCTGATAAGAAGAAGCCTGCGGCCAAGCATTCTCTTCTAGATGATGAGGCTATCATGGCCGAACTTGAGGAACTTCGTCAATTCAAGCGTCATATTGAGAGCGCAAAGAAGGACGAGGTTATCAACAAGTATCATATGCTCAGTGATGAGGACAAGGCAGAGGTGATCGCTCATAAGGATGAGTACACCCTGCAACAGATTGATGAGAAGCTTGCTCTTGTTTATGTTAACAAGAACGTTGACTTCTCTACTGTTGATGGTCTTCCCGAGGAGAAGCAAGAGGTGGAGCCTTCCATTCTTTCTTTCTCTCTCGACGACAATAGTTTAGATAATGCGGAGCCAGTTGATGAGATTCAGGCTGCTCTCCGTGAATTCACCCGATAAAAGAATAAAGGAGGAATTTATCAATGAGTATTTCCATTGATAGGGCAGCCGCCGATGTCCAGATGACTGGTCACGACAACTTCGCTCAGGTGGAGCCTAATCACCTTTCCGCTCCCCGCGACGGTGGCGTTTACGCCCAACTTCCTGCCGACGAATCCATCAAGGTTCTTGAGCAGGGCATGATTGTCAAGTATGATATGGCTGCTGGCAAGGTGGCCCTTACCGGCAACGGCATCTCCGCCATGGTTTTTAATGAGGAGAAGCTCTATGACGAGCGTAAGCAGATGCACCGCGATTACGCTATGCAGAAGTCTGACTTCTATGACGGTGTCATGACGCCTCGCGTCTTCCGTCTCTCTGAGGGCGACATTTTCACCACCAACGCTGTTGCTGCTGGTACTTATAATGTTGGCGATAAGCTTTGCGCTGGTTCTGACGGCTTCCTTGCCACTGGTGAGAGTTCTACCCCCGTTTGCCAGGTTGTCGCTGAGACCATCCTTCCTGATGGCCAGCCTGCTGTCAAGCTTCAAGTCGTTTCTGAATAAGTGAAAGGAGAGATATTAGCAATGGAAATCATGAACCGCGAAAACCTTTTCAAGCTCGCTAAGGCCGCTGCTCATAAGGCCCCCCTCACTTATTCTCAGGAAGAGTCCTATAGCGCTGACCAGGTCAATGACACCCTTCGCGCCCAGTTCGAGCTTCTAGCCCCCAACTATCAGGGCTTCCGTCGCAACGAGACTCTAATTTACGAGCTCATTGAGGACACTATCGATGAGATTCTTCCCAACAAGGTGATGGCTCAGTACGAGCGCTTCGCTGATGTTAAGACCATCGCCCAGGGCGACCAGGCCATTTTCAAGCTTAATATCACTGAGGCTGCTCGCAAGCGTGCCAAGGCTTTCGTCACTCGCGTTGGTCTTGCTGGTCGTTATGAGACCTTTATGCTCGATGGTACCGAGCTTCGCGTTGCCACTAGCGCCATCGGTGGTGCCGTCCGCATCGGCTTTGAGGAATTCCTTGATGGTCGTTACTCTTTCGCTGACTTCACCGACATTATGCTTGAGGCCATGGATGAGTACATCTATGAGGAAATCGTCAAGGCCCTCGCTGCTACTGTCGAGAAGCTTCCTGCTAACAACAAGGCTGTAGTCGCTGGTTTTGATGAGTCCGTTATGGATCGTCTGCTTGCCATCTCTGATTCCTATGGTTCTGGTCGTTCCACCATTTTCTGCACTCAGGAATTTGCGGCCCAGATGCTTCCCCAGGACAAGTTCATTTCTGAGGATATGAAGAACCGCCTGTGGCGCGATGGCTTCCTAGGTGACTATAAGGGTCACTCCGTCATCATGCTTCAACAGTCTATGGTCGATGCTACTAACACCGAGAAGGTAATCGACCCCTCTCAGGCCTACATCTTCGCTTCCATCGCTGGCAACGAGAAGCCCGTCAAGATTGTCTTCGAGGGCCAGACTGCTGTCCGCACCGTCTCTGACAATGATGACTGGAGCACCGATATGCAGACCTATAAGAAGTTTGGCGTTGCCATCTTCTCCAACCCCTCCATCTGCTCTTACAAGAACACCAATCTAAAAAAAGCAGTGGCCTAAACCCAATCAATCCTCCTGAGCCTCCTTCGCCAAAGCCAGGAGAGGTTGTGGATTCCTCTGACTATGATTCCATCACTGATGCCATCGCCGCAGTGAACGACGGTGGCACAGTGAGGATGTCTGCGACTGACATTGTTGCAGACACGCTGTCTGTCTCCAAGAGCATGACAATTGCAGCCAATGGCGCGACATTCTCTGCTCCCATCAAGGTAACTAGTGGTAATGTCAAAATTGACGGAGCTAAACTAGTGGCCTCTGCCGCGTCTATCGCCGCTAAGAACAATGCCCCAGTGATTTCCGTCACTGGTGATGGTGATTTCGCTCTTACCAATTCTGTCATCAGCGGTACTTCCCGCACTGGCGTGTCTCTTGGTACGAGCGGTAGCATCACCGTCGAAGGCAATACCTTTGAGGCTGGCTCCAAGAGCATCTACAACGCGATTGAGTTTAGTATCGGCGACAAGGCTGCCGACATTTCCAAGGCCACCGTCAAAGGCAATACATTTACAGGTACTCTTGGAAACAACGCCATTAGTCTTTATAATCTAGCTGATGGCGCTGAGGTCAACATTGAGAAGAACGTTTTCAAGGACTTTAGTGTCAACAATAACTGTGTACGGCTCTCTAACCCCAGGAACGTGTCTGCTACCTTCAATATTACAGACAATTCCTATGGTTTTACTTCTGAGACGCCTAGCGCGGATGGTTACACTGCCTTCCTTCTCCTTCAAGATTACTCCAAGAAGGATACACCGAGGCAGGAATTCGGCAAGTTTACTATTCACGTCAAGAATCTCACTCGTGACGGCAAGAAGATTGCGGCCAAGGGCGACGGTATTGATAAGGCATACTATGTGTATAGTGACCAGAACGGTATCTTGTCTGATGGCGTCAATGACCCTGTCATTGACTTTGCCTAAAGAACATACAAGGGGAGGGCTTTTTGCCCTCCCCCTTTTTTGAGATAAAAGGAGATAAAAATGAGTACTGTAGATATTACTGCGGTTAAGGATGATGACATCATTGAGATTACCAACCTTCTTGACTGCACATGTGGCTATATCGTAGACCTTACTGGTGTTCACCGCATTCTTCCTCCTCACGCTTCCTTCAAGGTGAAGGCTAGTGAACTTCGTGAACTCTTCTATCAGCGTGGCGGTCAGGAACTTCTACATGACTACATTCGAGTTGGAAATAAGGCGTTGGCGCAGGAATTTGGCGTTGACGTTGACAATACACCAGAATATAACTGGGGCCGTAAAGACGTCATTGACGCTTTGAACAACCCCAACATTGACATTCTCTTGGATGCGCTTGACTTTGCGCCTGATGGTATCAAGCAACTTATTGCAGACGTTGCCGTTGAAACAGAAGTGGCAGACGTGAACAAGCGCAAGGCCATCTCTGACAAGCTTGGCATTGATGTGGACGCAATGATTACAAATAAGAATCTTGCCGCGCAGGAAGCGGAGGAGAAGGAAGAGAAGCCTACTCGTCGTCGCGCTGCGGCCAAGAAAACCACTACGTCAACTCGTAGGGTGAAAAAGACAGATGCCGAGTAAACATGGGTAGGAGGGAAAGATGAAAGACATTACATCCATTCCCGTGATTTCTATGAATTCTAAGAGGCAGACGTCCGAGTCTGACACGACTTTTCAAGAGTTGTATGACTTTTTTCTGGCTGGTATCACAGATGATATGTTCATGGAGATGACTAAGGAAGATACCGAGCAACTTTTAGAGGAAATCATGCTTGCGGCCATCCCGCAATTCGAGTTTCCTAAAAAGGATTTGTTCGATATTGACATGAAAAACAAGAAGTTCAATTGTCATCTTGACATGCAGGAGTTGATGATTCTTCGTCAGTATATGATTGTCGAATGGATTGGATACCAACTTGCGAGCATTGAAAACATTCGTCAAAAGTATTCGTCAAATGATTTCAAGTTCACATCGCAAGCGTCTCATATTGATAAGCTTATCAAGCTTCGTCAAGAATATGCGGATAAAGGATTTCATCTCCAGCGTCTTTATAACAACCGTTATAGGAGTAACAAGGGAGCCTATCTTTCCACCTTTACCAAGATAATGTCTAAGCGTGATGTCGATGGTTACTAATTATGGCATCGAGTTTGACAACGAGATAGTGTATGATAATTTGAAGCGCATAGGAGGTCAAATCTTCAAGCTTTTGCCTGCACGCGAGGAGGGCAAGGATTGGAAGAAACCACTCGATACTCTTATTATTGAGTTATTGGGAATGGCCAGTCTTTTTCCAGATAAGAAGGACCTGCTTGCTTTGGTATCTAAGATGGAAGGGCTAAAAAACTCTAATCCAGAGTTTACGCTATATCGTAGAACGATTTTTGAGTGCTGCACTTTGGTTAACAAGCTTCAGGAGGTCGTAAATGGGTAACTCACTTGCGGCTAGGCTTCAAAATAGAGGTGGCTCTCAGTTAGACAGACTCAAAGCGGGTAAGCTTTGGTCTTTGCGTTGCGCTTTGAAGAATTCCTATAATTCTAGAAGAATTAAGGTACCTAATGGGTCTTGTTGGCGTGCATTGATGAACATCGAAAACGGTGGTCTCAAAAGTGATTATGACAAGAAGACCGTTTCTGTGGAATTTAACTCTGGCCTTGATTGTGGAGACGTCTTTGAGTGTCTTGATGATGGCACTCATTGGATGATATATCTTCCAGTCCTGACTGAGACGGCTTACCTTAGAAGTGAGATAATTCGCTGTCGATATACATTGGATATTGATGACGTGACATACTGGGTCTATTTTCAAGGTCCAACAGAGACAGACCTCAGATGGTTTCAAAAAAACAGCATCAATGTAAACGAGTTGAATTTGTCGGGAACCATCTTTATCAAGAAGGATGCTCGTACAGAGAATTATTTCAAGCGTTTCACTCATATCAAGATGGCTGACCATGTGTGGGAAGTCCAAGTGACTGACCGCATCACCGTTCCTGGAATTATTGAACTTGAAGTACAAGAATACTATGATAATTCTATTGCGGAACTTCCTGAGATAGTTGCGGAAGGTTGTCATGAGATAGAAGGACGCGAAGTTGTCTCTCAGAAAGATGAGATAGGCTATACTATACGCGATGCCTATTATGACTCTGGCTTTTCTTGGAGCGTTGACGGCAATCCAAGAGTTGAAATAATTGACACATATGACAATGGCCGCATGTGCAAGGTAAAAGTGCATGATGGTGCCATTCGTGGATTTACAGTTCACTATGGGAATGGGCATAAGTCTTATGGCATGAACGTGAAGATAGAGCGTAGGTGTCGTGAGATTCATGGGCCAAAGATTGTCTATCCCTATGACTCTATCGAGTACAAAGTCCATGCGAATGGTAAGTTCCATGTTGAGACCAATCTTGTTCATATCGTTTCTCAGGATGGTTCCTCTTGCCGTATAGAAGTTGATTCCAGCAAGCGCGGAGAATTCAACCTTTATTTTACAGAAGAAGAGAGCGGCACTGTCGTATCTTTACCAGTCACCATTGGTTCTTTGTAGAAAGGAGACTTGAATGCGAGTAAAAGCTCAGACTTTGGCCAAGGACTTCAAATCAAGCTTTCTTTCTGCGGAAAAAGATCAAGAGGCTATTTGGAAAAAGTTGTTTGTTGAGAGCAAACCTTATAGTGACAAGCTAAAGCGGCTGCTGATTGTTAATCAGCCTGATTGCTTAGATGAGTCCAAGGTACAATATCGCAAGGTTATTGATAATCTTTCCCTCAAGGGTATGAAAGATCAAGGTTATCTCCGTGTTGTTCCAAAGCTGGATTTTGGCGAGCATGAGGAGATAAAGTCTTATATTATTCTTGAGTTTGATGATTATACGCCAAGCGATAACCCGCAATATCGTAATTGTGTGATTAGTTTTACCATCATTTCTCATCTTGACTATTGGGAAATGGACGACTACAAACTTCGTCCACATCAGATTGCGGGATATATAGACGGCATCATGGATGGGGCCAAGCTTTCTGGCATTGGCACTTTGCAGTTTCTTGGTGCTTCCCAGATAGTTTTGAACGAGTATCTTGGTGGCATTCTTCTTCGTTATGTTGCGACACACGAGAAGAAGGAAGACCAGAATCCTGAACTAAGGGTTGAATAGTTCGGGAGGAGACAAAAGGATGAAATATGAGGGTGACATTGGCCTGTATTTGTCAGGTTGTCCCGTTCTTGTTCCGCAATGTAATATCGCTATTGTTCAACCTAAAGTGAAGGATATAATCCTTTTTGGCGAAACAGATTTTTTCGTGTCCGCGCAGATGCTAGGTGACATTTCAAAGTTCGTCAAACCTGTCAAAGAGGGCAATAGTGAATTATCTCAGCGGAATGATTTTCAAATATTTTTAGAGATAATGCGCACACCAGGTACAGGCGCACTTGAGAATGTGAAAAAGTTTTTTGATTTATGTTGTCCTGATTTGAAGGTTCAATATAAGAGAAATTCAATTGACTTCATAGCCAATGACGCGATTGTCGGTCGCATAAATCAAATGACATATCATTTCTTTTGCCGCACAGTCTCAGAACTTTTTCTTCCTCACCAAGAGGAAGAAGAGGTTGAATACAATTATGACAAGAATAACGCGGCAGCTGTGCGTCTCGCGGAGAAAATAAAGAGGAATCGTGAGAGACTAAAAAAGGCCATGGAGCAAGACGAAAGCCAAACGCATGTTTCGGTTTTTGGCCTTTATGCCTCTATCTTGGCTATTGGATGCAACAATAGTATCCAAATGTATTTTGACTATACTCCGTTTCAACTTTATGACGCTTTTGAGAGGTATATGGCAAAACAGCAGTCTGATTTGTTCACGCAAATCAGTATGGTTCCCTTTGCCGATACTTCTGACCAAGAGCCTCCCGAGTCTTGGATGCGCAATCTTTATGATGGCCATAAGAAAGAACAATACAACAGTTTCAGCAAGTTCAATGAGACTGTCAAGGGACGTGGTCGTTAACATCTTGGAGAAAATCACCTTTCTTGTCTTATGGGTGATTTCAATAAGGAAAGAAAGATTTTTTATTGTCTTATAAGAAAGGAAAAGGTGATTTGTAGATGCGTTTTGGTATTCGTGATATTACCGATGTAGTCTTCAAGGCACGCAATGACATCAAGATTGGTACTCAGACTTTCAAGACTGGCGCTCCCGTTCTTTATATTGACACGGCCAAGACCGCCACGCTTGAAGGCGCTGCTACCACAGTATATGCTCAGGGTGGTCATGGTAACCCCCGTCTAGTTGCTTGGGAAGGCGAGCGCACCATCACTCTAACTGTTGAGGACGCCCTTCTCTCTCCTATTAGTTTTGCTATGCTGACTGGTGCTGGCCTTGCTAACGTCGCTACCGCTGGCAGTCAGAACAAGGTTAAGGTCAACACTTGGTTCGACCTTCCCATTCAGGAGGGCGGTAAGGTTGTAATCGACCTTGATACTGCTGGCGATAACCACGACATCTATGTTGATGCCAATGACTTCCCTGTCTATGGTACCATCCTAGACAATGCTGGTGCTCCTGTCGTCTATTGCGATTATTGCCAGAATTTCTCTGGTGTCAAGCCTAACTGCCATGTGTACACCGTTACTGCTGACGAGCCTTTGACCCTCACCTTCCCCGAGGCCGCTCGTTATGTTGGTAAGACTCTTCGTGTTGATTGCTATGTTGAGAAGACTGGCGGCGTCACCAAGATTGACATCGACGCTAAGAACTTCGCTGGCAACTACTATGTTGAGGCTCAGACATTCTTCCGCGAGGAGTACTCTGGCGAGGATATGCCTGTCGTTCTTACTTTCCCGAACGTGAAGATTCAGTCTAACTTCACCTTCAACATGAACAACAGTGGCGACCCCTCCACCTTCACCTTTACCATGGATGCCTTCCCTGCTTACACCAAGGGCAACCACACTAAGAAGGTCTTTGCTTCCATTGATATGGTTGCTGAGGAGAACGTCTATCCTGATGACATCGAGGATGTTGAAGATAACGTTTGTGAAGACCTCGCTGTTACCTTTGACGCTGTGACCGCAGGTGCCAAGGGTTGGACTGACCAGACCTTCCCTGATGATACTGTGAAGTTTACTTCTCTTGGTACTAACCTTAAAGCTACCATTGACCGTGCTAATGTTGACTTCTCTGGTAACCTAAAGCGTATTGACAACTGGACTGCCTTCAGTTCTAAGCCTGAAGATCTCACTGGTTATTACTACCCCTTCACCATGACTGCTCGCAAGGGCGATAAGTTCGTTCGTGTGACCGCTGATGGCACTGAGAAGACGCTTGTCTTTGGTGAGACTAATGATACTGATACCACTATGAACATGATATTTGCGGTCAATCCCAAGGCTCCTGTTATCTCTTGTAAGCTTATTCGCGATACGACTGAGCAAGGCTTCAGTTTTGACTTCAGTAAGGTCAATTTCAAGTAATTTATATTGAATTACTTTTAGAGAGACGTAGATTCGTTCTACGTCTCTCTTTTTTTTTAGAGATATTGATATAAAAGGAAGAAAGGGGGTATATTATTATTATGATATATATTCCTTATTTTTATACTAATACCAATGACAAGCCAGATTTGACTGCGGAATACCAGCAGCTCAAAAATCAACTGCTTACAAATCAGTTGATTGAATTTAACACAGATCGTATCGAAAATATGGTCATCAAACCAAATTCCATGTCAGACAAGAATATAGACGAGGCTATTAATTGGCTAAAAGACGTTGGAACGTCAGGCGGCGTTGTTGGTCAAAAATTGGCAGAGTCTTTGAGCCAAGTTGTAGAAGGAATCACGTTGACAACATCGGCATCTGCGTCTGGATTGCAGATGAATGGTAAGACATTGTCTTACCAGGGTATAGCCAATATACAATATAAGGAAAAAGATAATGACGGCAATCCTGCTGATAATTCAAAATATTATCAATTGTTAGAGGAGTTAGGTAAAAACTTATCTTCAGTCATAGCTGCTGCCACAAAAGCAATGGATGATATGGGCGAGATGATAGAAAAACATTATGGCGACTATTGGAAGGCTTGCGTTTTGAGAGGCAAGGAAATAGACGCTGATGACGATGCAGCTTTTATTGTCAAACAGGCATTTGCGAAACGTGGAACATTATTGGAATTTACTCCTGAGATGCTTGAAGGAAAAAGCGTAGATGCTGATGCACAGGCATTGTGCCAAGATTATTTGTCTATCAAGGCAAAGATACAAGCATTGACTGTTTTGAAGAATGGGCAAATTTCTGCCTCTGAGGACAAAAACTCAAATGAAACTGTGCGACAATTGGTTGGTAAGATAGGTGGAACGTTTTCTGATGCGAGTGGACACTTTTCTGAGATAATTGTTCAGATGGCAACAGATCAAGCAATGTCGAACAAAGAAGTGGCTGAAACGCTTGTAAATATGTTTGGAAAAAGTAACAAGACTGCTTCAGCGATAGTTTCTGGTACTACGGGAATATCAACTGAGACGGTGGCAAAAATTGACGACAGATTAAAGAAGATAGTAGAGTCATCTGGGCAGAAAGGGTTCCAATTTTCCAAAAATGACATTACTGTTGTCTATTCTGGTGATAAAGCGACATTGATGTACGGCATTTCAGTAAAATACTCTAATGCTATCAAAAGAGGCGGCGTTAAAAAAGCAACCTTGAAATTACAGCAAGCTACTCCTTTCTTTCAGTTGATACAAAAATACGTTATTTCTAATGGCATATATTCTTTGCAAGATGTGTATACGCTTGCGGCAGCTCGAAGTTCAGCAGAAGAGGGGCATCCTTGGAATAGCAGCAAGTCGGGAAAGGAATATCTTGCTAGCCATAAGACGGGTGAGCAGCAGCTTATTGATATGTGGAGATCAATGGTAGACGATGTGATAGTAGCCAATTTCTTAGATGCGTTGGCAGGAAACGGCTCCTTTGGGAACAACAACTTATTTATGTCGGTGAATGATGCTCTTTATCCAATAGGAGCAGTTCTTGCCGCAGTAGTAAAAAATCCTGATATGATAGAGGCTGTCTCGAAAGGCGGGGGAGGCACAAGAAACAGATATAATTTCTACCGACAGAACCTTTGGATACCAAATAAGTCTGGCAACAATCAATTTGAAGCAGCAAAAATTCGCTCGACCGTGACACAGGCCGCTTTATATAAAAAGATGTCTGAAGCGAAAGTTACAATAAGGCTCAATAGCGCTTTATTGAACGGTTTGCAGATATAACAACAAAGAGAAGTGCAGATGTAAAAGGAGATAAAATGAAGAAACTTGACTATCAACTTGAACGTGCAATCAAGCTTTCCACTAAGCAGGTGGAGACCATTCTTGATTTTGCAATTCAGGCCGCAAACGACAATGGTTATATGAGCAGTCTCGTCTTCCAAAAGGCAATGCTGGTATTTGCCGCCACTGTTCTCTATCCTGACCGCAAGGAGGAGATTTCTGCGGCTATTGGCAGTCAGTATGACATTAGCGCCATCTATGACAAACTCAATGAGGAAAAGTTTTTTGAGAAGATGGATGCTGATTTTTATGAAACCATGGAATATCTTCGTGATGTGAGTGTGGATTGGTTTGAGGATGCCAAGTCTTATGCTCACTCTGCTCGTGGTCTCTTGGATAGCCTCAATACCCTAAGTGGAGACATTGTGAAGTCTGCGGTTGAGCAACTTCAGAAGACAGTCCAGTCGGGTGATGTTGCGCAGGTGCTTCAGATTGGCGATGCTCTTGGCGTAAATCGTAAGCAAGATACTTCTATCAGAGATTCAGGTAAATTAAAAGATGTTTCTGAGAAGAAGTCTGCCACTAAGCGTACTCGTGCTAAGAAGACTGAATAACGGTCGAAACTAGGTAAATGAATTGCCCCTATTTTCATATATTGAGAATAGGGGCTTTTTTTTATTGGAGATACAAGGAGTGTGAAAAGTTGAGTAAATTCAGTAACACTATTGAATACAATATCAAGACTAATCTTGATGCTTCTGGCTTGAATAAACTGCAACAGCAAATAAATATTGTTTCAGAGTCTTTTTCCAAGTTGGCTAAAAAGAATCAATTATACTCTTCTGAAGAGTACAATGCTGATATACAACGCCTTTCTAAGGTACAGAAGGCTTTATCTACTTCATTCAACAATGATTTGAATGTGCTTGATATAAGTAAGTTTTCTGCTAGTTTGAATGGTTTACCATTATCTGAAATTCAGAAAACAATGTCAAAAACCACCGAAGGTGCGGAAGCTTTTGATAATATCCTTATGACTATTGGGCAAATTGACAAAGGCTTCAAGAATGTCTCTAGTGTTACTGACAAGATTATGAATACTTTTGGCAACACTGTTCGTTGGGGTATTACTGCCAGTATTTTTCAAACCATTCAAAATAGTCTATATCGTTCTGTAGACTATGTGAAGGATTTGGATACTTCTCTTAACAATATCCAGATCGTTACAGGTGCTTCAGCCGAAAATATGAGAAATTTTTCTTTAAAGGCAAATGAGGCTGCGGCAAATCTTGGCGCATCTACTGTTGCCTTTACTGATGCTGCTCAACTTTATGCACAAAACGGTTATAGTGAGGAAGATTATACTAAGCTTGCAGAACTTACTACTAAAGTAGCTAATGTCACTCAACAGTCTACATCTGATGTTTCTGAGCAGATAACTTCTTTGATGGCTGGATATAAGATGTCCATTGAGGAAGCTGATGATGCGTTGTCTGGTATGGCAGTTGTTGCTGCTGAGTCGGCGTCTGATTTAGGAGAACTTGCAAATGCAGAACAAAAGGTCGCTTCTGCCGCAAATACGCTAGGCGTCTCCCAAGACCAGTTGACTGCGCAGTTATCTACTATTATTTCAGTTACACGTGAGGCTCCTGAGACTGTTGGTAACTCTCTCAAGACTATTTATGCTCGTTTGGGAGATTTGAAGCTTGGCAAAACGCTTGAAGATAATGTTAATCTTGGCAAAGTTTCTGGTCAGCTTCAAGGTCTTGGTGTTCAGATTCTTGACACTAACGGCGATATGCGTGCTATGGGAGATATTCTTGAAGACCTTATGGGTAAGTGGAAGGGATTTTCTGCCGCTCAACAACAAGCTGCCGCAGTTGCTCTTGCTGGTAAATATCAGTATAACAATTTCATGACTTTGATGTCTAATAGTGATATGTATTATCAGCAAAAGCAAACATATAATTCTTCTAAGGGCGCTTTGGATAAGCAACAAGACATCTATATGGAATCTTTGCAGGCTAAAATTCAAAAGCTTCAATCTACTTGGGAAGGCTTTGTTACAGAATTAGTAGATTCAAATAATTTCAAAGGTGCTATTGATGGATTGTCAGATATTATCAAAATGGTTACTGACCTTACTGATTCTCTTGGTGGAGTTCAGCCGATTTTGACTATTGTCAGCAGTCTTATGCTGCGGACTTTCAGCAAAGATATTGCAGCAGGCTATTCAAATATGATGCAAAATTCTCAACGCAAGAATATTTTGGCTCAAAATGACGAAGAAATAGCAAAAATGTTTGATGGACAAGATTTGGAAGGAGCAGGCGGACAGTTTTTAGCTCAAACGGCTTCTGTAAGGTCATCATTGACTGGCGACCAAGCTGAGGGATATTTGACTCAAGTAAAGAATTTTATACAAGCTGATAGGGAAGCGCGAGAAGCGCACGATGCTTTTAATAAATCTTTAGAGGAAACGGCGAAAAGTCTTGAAGATACAAATATAGCTCTTTCTCAATATGGTCTTCAAATAACGAAAGATGGTAATGTTTTTGGTTCTAAAGTAAATGACTATAATAGAATCTCTGCACAAATTCAAACAAATGAAAGTCAAGCGACTGAATTTTCTGAAGCTGCAGGAAGTCTAAAACGTTTGAATAACTCGAAAAAGCGTAAGACTAAAATTGAAAAGGGCTTAGACGCGAGAAACATTCTTCACGATACTTTTTCAACAGAAGAGCTTGAAAATACTGATTCTGAAATAGGACAAATTTATGAACAGTTATTAAATGTACGTCAAAAAGTGGCAGACATGGATGCGTTAGTAGAGAAAGCAGCCGCCATAGCCAACAAAAGATCTGAAGATTTCCAAGAGGCAAGTAGCAAACTAAAACGTGAAAATCCAGGTTATCAAGCTGTGAAGAAAGCTCAAGAAGAAGTTGAGCGTCGCAAAGAGGAAGAAGAGCGTGCGGGTAAAAATGTAGAATCTAGCGATGCACGTCAACAACAAGCAGAAAAAGATGCTCAGACTGCCGCTGAGCGTTTGTCTACTCAAGATAAAATAAAACAGTATATCAATGCGGCTTCTGCTATTGGGCAATTGTCTTTTGCTGTGCAAGGGCTTCAAAATCTTGGCTCTATTTGGCAAAATGATGATATAACAACAGGCGATAAAATTTTACAAACAATAATGTCTTTATCTATAACTGTGCCACAATTAGTAAGCAGTTTTAAGAACCTGTTTGATGTTTATAAGAATCTTTCTGGCACAACGCAGATTTTTAGTGAAGTGGGAAAAGTATTTACAGGCACTTTCAAAAAAAACATAGAGGATGGCGCAGGACTGTTTCAAGCTTTGAAGGGTTCAATTGGTGAGGCCGCAAAGTCTGCTGGTACATTTGGGACTTCTTTGACTGCTTTAGTGGGTCCTCTCGGTGTTGTTGCAGCAGCTTTGGCCGCTATTGGCATTGCTTTTGTTGCTATTTCAGCACATGATAATGTTATTGATGAATTGGCAGAAAAGCAACAAAAAATTGTTGATTCGAACAAAGAAGTTAGTGATTCAACTAACCAGACACTAAAAGACTGGGATAATCTCTATAATCAGTATAGAGACACTGGTGATGTTACAGATGAGTTTGCCAAATCTTCTTCTCAAGTGGCAGAATCTTTGGGCTTGGAGAGTGCAAAAGCCTTAGAGGCAGCAGGTAATTATGATGCTTTGGCACAGGCTATTCGCCGCAAGCAAGATGCTGACAACCAAGCAACTATAGATTCGGCGCAAGAGGCTATGCAAGGTGGCCTTTATCAAAAGATGATTGGCCAAAAGATTTTGGGCAGAAGCGCTAAGGGAGCAATTGGTTCTGCGCTTTCTACCGCTAGAGACGGTGGAGTTTATAATCAAAAACTCAACCAACTTGAGGCCACTGACTTACCAGAAATTATAGGTGTTGCGAATTCTGCCTTGTCTGATTATCGAAGTCAGTTGAAACAGTTGGGTTCTTCTTACGAAGAGGCTCAGAAAAATGGTTTTTCTGGTGACAAGCAAGCTTGGACTGATGAAGTAGCAAGGTTGAATAACGCTATAGAGCATTTGTCTGACACAATGAGTGAGTATTCGGATTACACTGATAACCTCGCCACTGCCGCGAATGCAAGAGCACAGCAGTCTGATTTCCAGGCTAAGTTATCAGAACAAAATGGAGACTTAGAGGGCATTCGTTCTGTCTATGAGAGCGATAGCAATATGAAAGCCTATCTTGATTCTCTTGGCGACGATTATGAGTCTTATTTGAAATTTGTTCTGAGCACGGCCCAAGATGAAGTTACGCAAATGGCCGCCCAAGCTTCTTTGGACAAGCTTGGTTTCGCTCAAGAAGCTAATGTTGTGGAGAAGTCTCGCGGGGCTTCTGATGAAGAGGCAAATGCAAAAGCAGATGAGATTTATCAGAAAATAAATGACATGCATCTATCTGATGAAGATGTCATCAAGCTACGCGCTTCTATTGATTATGATACTCTAAAGAACAATGCGGATGAGATTATTGAGCGCCTGAACAATGGTGAAGATTTAGACTCTATTGTTGCGGACATCACTGTTAAAAAACCTGATAATATTGAACAATATGGAGAAATAGCATCAGATGCTATTGACAATACAAAAATATTTGATACTGCTGATCAAGTAAGTGCTCGATTAGAAGATATTAACGTCAAACAAGAAGATTTTGAAAAGTATCGTGACTCTTTAGTTGCGACTAATGATGAATTCAAAAATTTTAGTGATAATATAGATAATAGTATATCTGAGTTACAGAAGCAAGCGGGCGCTATAAAAGACAGCATGAAGTCTTTGGATAAAAATTCTGATGAATATAAAAACGCTGAAAACCAACTTGATGATTTGAATGACCAAATAGCGGATTACCAAGATGCATTAGATGATGCCGCTTCTAAACAACTTGAATGTGAGACAGGTGCAAAGGAGCTTGCAGACTCTTGGGATGACAATGTTGCAGCTTTAGATGAAAGCAATCGAGGAACAAAATCTTATATCGACGCTCTAAATGACATGTCTGAAGGGGTGGGTCATCTTCTTAACATCGATATGTCTTCATGGTCTGCTGATTTGAAGGATGCTTTTATTACTGACAACTTAGATCAGATAAAAGCAGCTATTGACGGCGATACAGATGCTCTTCAAAATCTCAAGCTTCAAGCTGAGGCCATAGATATTGTTATTGACATGGGGCTTGATCCAAATGTGTCCCCTGAAATTACCTCCCAAGTATATGATATTTTGATGGAAGCTCAAAATATTGCCAATGATAATAGTATTGAAGCAGGAGCATATCTTGATGATTCTGCTTTTACTGAGACCTTGACTAATATGCTGCTTAATATGGTGGCTGCTGGCCAAGACATTAGTGGAGTGCTTGCCAATTTGGCTGATATGGGCATCGAAGTTGAACAGACAACGAAAGAGGTCAACTTCGGTGGTGCCATGATAGTAGATGGGGAAGATTCATCTCAATATACAGGCACAATGGAAATTCCATCTTTCCGCTATAAGAAAATTGGTAATTTCAATCAAGCTCCAAAGACATATAGCAGCGGTGGCAGTGGTTCGGGTAAGAAGTCTGGTGGAGGTAAAAAAGGTTCTGGTGGTAAAGGCTCTGGTGGTAAAGGCTCTGGTTCTGGAAAGTCTTATACTCCAAAGACGAAGGACAAGCAAGAAGATGAGTATGACCGCTATGAAAAGGTCAACGCGCATCTAGACCGTCTTTCTAAAACTTTAGACAAATTAGCAGATGCGCAAGACAGGCTCACAGGCAAAAAACTTGCTGATAATATGGCTGAACAGGCGGCTATCCTTGAGCAGCAGGTCAAATGGCAAAAGGAGAAACTTGAACTCCAACAGCAGGAGGCAAGCGAACTTCAGGGCAAACTTGCGGCATATGGTGTGCAATTTGACTCTGAGGGTTATATCTCCAATTATAAGGAAGCCTATTACGCGCAACTAAACAAGTACAATTCCGCTATTGATGCTTATAATGCGGATGGGACAGAGGCTGGCCAAGAGGCACAAGACAAGATTGCCGAGCAAGCAAAGAAATCCTATGATGACTTCAAAGACCTCATTAGCAAATATGATGATTTGCGTAACTCTACTATTGAAGAGTCTTTGAAAGACATTGAGGACTATTATGACAAGATAGAGGACCTTCGCATCAATGCCTTCAAGAAGAGTGTTGAGGCTGTTGATGACATGAAGGACATGCGAGAGACGTTGATTGACTTCAATGCCATCTTCCGCAGCCTTGCTCATGACACAGACTTTGACGAACCTTTCAACAACATGGCAACCAATGCCGAGAAGCTGAAGCAGTATTGGGATATGGATAAGGTGGCCATGAACGGTTACTATGATGAACTTATCAAGAACAACAAGGAAGCCATGTCTCAGTCTGGTGTCTCGAATGAGCGTAAGAACTGGCTCATCAGCCGTAACCAGATGTATGAGAACGCCAAGAACAATCTCGGTAATGGTACGCTTGAAGCTGGCGGCACAGGCTACCTTGACATGGAAATGAAGAACCTCAATGACATCATGGAGCAGATAAACCAGTTTGAGACAACTGGCACCTCCTCTATCTTTGGCGAGAACTCTGCTGACCTCTATGATGTTGCCAAGAGCATCTTCGAGTCTGCGACTTCGATGGCCGAAGACCTCAAGAGCGAGATGGATGACCTCAAGAGCAACATCATTGATGGAATTGACAACATTGGTGATGCCATTGACAAGCAACTTGACAAGTTCGACAATATCAATGATACGCTTGAACACTATGCGGACATGATAGAAATGGTCAGCGGAGACCAGGCCTACGATAAACTGAATGCCGTTTATGAGGCACAGATAAAGAATGGCCGTGCGGAACTTGATACTTTGAAGGCGTCTATTGGAGTGTTGGAAGACCTTCAGAAAACATTCGAGGAGGGGTCTGACCAATGGAACGAGGTCGCTGACCAGATAGCCGACAAACAGTCGCAGGTGCTTGACAAGACCAAGGACATTATGGACTTGATGAACCAAGTCTATTCCAACAACGTCAGCAAGCAACTTGATAATTGGCTCAAGGATACGCCTCTTGGGGCCGACCTTGATTGGATGAGCGACCAATGGGAACTCATCAATCGCAATGAGGACCAGTATCTTGACAAGACGAACTCCGCATATAACATTCAGAAGTTACAAGCGAAATACCTTGACTTGCTAGATCAGTCTGATAATCTTCTTACCCAACAGAAAATAACTGACCAGATGAACCAGCAACTCAATATGCTGAGGTCTAAGAACAAACTCTCGCAATATGACGTTGACTATGCCAATGCCCAACTTGAGATTCTGCAAAAGACCATTGCTCTTCAAGACGCTCAGAACAACAAGAGCCAGATGAAACTGCGGCGAGACACGCAGGGCAACTACTCCTACGTCTACACAGCAAACGAGGGCGATGTCAAGAACGCACAATCTGATCTTTTGGACGCGCAGAACAATGCATACAACCTTTCCAAGGACCAGATAAAACAAACACAGGATGACTCCCTATCTGCTCTCCAAGATGCTAAGTCCATGATTTCTGACATTTGGACAAATGCAAACCTCACGCTTGAAGAGAAGACTGACCGCACAAAGACGATCATCGCTTCTCTGAAAGAGTACTTGGCTGGCACTGCGGATCAGTTGAGCGAGGCCGAACAGAACATCATCCAGGACTTCATCGGCATGTGTGAGATGATGACCGATGAGAACAAGAGCGGTCTTGATGATGTCTATGACCAGATTATCAATGGTAATGATAAGGCTTTCTCTCAAATTGACACTCGTTGGGGTGATGCCATCTCTCAGTGGCTTGGCAATCTTGACCAATTCAATCAGGCTACCGACAAGACTTTTGATGGTTTGGTTGACAATGCAAAAGACTATGCGGACAAGACAAAGAGCTTGGGCAAACAAGTCGGACTGAATTTCAGTGACATGACTGATGTCATCAACGCGGCAAAGACCGCAACTGATGACTTGGCCGCGTCCACCTCTGGCTTTATTGACAAGCTTGAGGCTTCTTCTGGTACGCTCAAGGGTTATGAGAAGCAACTTGATGAGTATAAGAGCAGGGTGTTAGACCTTAATAATGCTATGGGCGAGTATCAGTCTAAGGTAAACAACCTTGAGTCTAGTCTACAAGCCGAGCAGCGCAAAAATGCAGACCTCTCTGACCAGTTGGCCGCAAGTGAGGCAAAGTATAATGCAGCCTATGGCAACAATGGCGGTGGTGCAGGTGGCGTCGGTGGTTCGTCTGATGACGTTGCCTATGGCATCGCGCAGTCAATCTGGACATTTGGGCAAAAGTCTGGTTGGGGCAACAATCCAACCCGTAGTGACAAACTAACCAACGGCTATGGCTTTGATTTTGCCCAGAAGGTACAAGACATCATCAACCAAAAGGTATGGAGCGGTTCCGCAACAGACCTTGTGAACTATGACTCCATGTCTTATAGTTCTTACAACCTCTTGGGCTATGATACAGGCGGCTATACTGGTACTTGGTCCGAGACGGAAGGCCTTGACTCCGACGCAAAGAATGGTAAACTTGCAATCCTTCACCAGAAGGAACTTGTGCTCAACGAGACTGACACTGCAAACATCCTCAAGGCTGTAGAGTACGTGCGGGAAATGGCCCAAGAGATGAGTAGCAACGGCATCATGGCTGACCTCGCTGACAGGTACAATGCTTGGAGCACGAAAGTCTCTGAAATACAACAATCTTTGGCGGGACAGAATGGAAACATCGACCAGACAGTCAATGTCAATGCCGAGTTCCCGAACGCGACAAGCGCGGAGGAAATCAAGACTGCCCTTAACGACCTTGCGAATGCAGCAATTCAGTATACTGGAAAGCGTATTGGCCGATATGGGCTAAACTAAGAAAACGTCAATCCTGTTTTTTTAGTATAATAATAGAGCATAAAAGGATTGAATTGGGCGGGGAGCGCAATGCTCTCCGCCCTTATTTTTTTTGGAGAGAAAAGGAGACGAGGATGGCTGACGAGAGCAAATACCAAAAGTCCATACTTGACGCTATCGACTATTTGGTCAACAATCGCGTCCAGAACCTCGACAGAGACAAGACGATTGTGGCAGGAATTGTCGCCTGCTCAAACGCATTGAAGCAAGAGTACAAGGTTTCTTATAATGGTGGTACAATTGTGGCCTATGCGCAAGATGGCGCAAACTATGAGCGCAATCAAAGTGTCTATGTGCTTGTGCCGCAAGGCGACTTCTCGGCTCGCAAGACCATCATAGGCAAGGCCACAAATGTCACAGATGACAAGAACATAACGTTTGTCTCTTCGCTTTTGAGCGACTACAACATGATTGGCCGCAATAGCGTAGACAATCATGACAAAGACCCTGTGTGCGGCCTTCACTCCTATCTCAAGACAGAGTATCAGATACTCTATCAGAGAGACGAGGACCCTGACAATCCCAACCTCATCAACGTGAACCAAGAGGAATTAAAGAGTTATCTTTCTGATGCTGAGGCTGTGTTATTGGAAGGATCGTTTAAAACAAGGCTTCCAAAGTCCCATCGTAATTCCAAAGGTGGCAAGTATGGCTTGCAGATGGTGTTGGCTTTCCGCAATAAGGACTATGCGGACAGTGACGACCTACCTGAACAGGCCATTCGTCATGTGTCCTACTCCATTGACTCGGATTTGATGACTGGCAATCCCACCCTATATGAGAATTGGACTGACCAATACAATATCTACTCCTTTGACAAGGACACGTTTCTCTACGTGGAATCTATCATGGCATATTGTCAGGACTATGTAGATGCAGACAATATAAACCAGGCAAACCTTTGGGGACCCGACATTTTCTTCAAGGACATAGAGTTTTATGGTCTGAGAAAGATAGAGGCCAAGAATGGTGAGTATGTCTTGCGAGTGTCTACGCCGCAAGGCGCCATCTTCAAGACAACGACCGCAGATGAGAAGTTGACTGTCCTTTGTTCTATAAAGAAGAGTGAGACCACAGACCTTTCTGATTCAACCACCTACTATTGGTTTGCCAAGGACGACAGGGTGTCTTCTACTTCTGAGGACTATCATATGTATGGTGGAGCAGGATGGAAGTATCTCAAAAACCTGGACAATAACAAGCAGATAACGTTGTCTGCCTATAACAACAGGGCTTATGAGAATAAATATCTCGTGGTTGCAGTCTATAAGTCAGAGATAATTCTGAAGCAGAAGTTCTCCATCTATAACGAGGCTTGTAGCAGAAGCATAGAGATAAAATCTAATCTTGGTACAAAGTTTGCCTTTGACAGAGGCGTACCTATTCTCACCTGTCTTGTGAATGGCAAGGACAAAGACTTTGAAGTTGACTTAGGCAAAGATGACTCCCTGTTTGACTTCTCTTGGAGCATGACTGATACCAGTGGATTTGTCACGAACTTCACCATAAGCAAGTCAGAATTAGAGAAGCAATACAAAGAACTTATGCGGCAGTTCAATGATCCCAAGGTGGAGAAAAAGCCAACCTATTCTGATTTGGCTGTCATCAAGTCTCAGATAACAGCCATGGATGGTGTTGAATTCAATCGCAATGTCTTGACCTACCCCGTCAGCAAGATAACTGACAGTGCCATCTTCTCCTGCTCGGTCTTTATGAAGGAGAATTCCACTGCCGAATCCTTTTTTGTCGGTTCTGCTTCCATTACCCTAAGAAATGAGACAGAGGCAGAGGTTGCCGCATACTCCATTATCATAGAGAACGGCAATCAAGTATTCCAGTATAGCGAGAGCGGTGTCAGTCCGACAAATGAGCGCTATACAGACCCGATAGAAATAAAGCCACTTGCTTGTCACTTCTATGACCCAGCAGGTCTTGAGGTGAGCAATGAGACATATACCGTCTCTTGGAGATTCCCACTTGAGAGCACACTTATTGTCACTCCCAAAAATCTGACAATGAATCAGGCAAACTCAAAGATTGAACTTTTGCCGCAACAGACGTGTCTCTTCTCTATCCAAGATTCCTATGATTATTTTGCCCTAAACAATCAGTTGACGTGTATTGTCGATTACCAGGGGGTAGAATACACAAAGGATACCGATTTCTTCTTTGCGAAGATAGGTGACAATGGCACAAACGGGACAGACGTCGTTGCCAAGATTTCCCCAAAGACACCGCCGAAAGATACCCTCTTCTCCATCAGAACCATGACACAGTTGAATGCAGATGGTTCTTACAAGACAGAGGAAGTTGATGGCAGGCAAGTTGATGTCGCCTATTGGGAGTTCAACAATGGGAACGCCAAAAATGTCGCGCCTTTGAAATTTGAGTTGTTCAATAGAAACAATCTTCTAGATGTAGACGAGTCTTCTGTCTCTTGGAAGATGTCAGGCAACGCAAATAAGACTAACTACATGTCGATTGCGGCAAATGGTGTTATCAATTATGACTTCACCAAAAGGGGCGAGGTTGGTAAGGGTTGGAATACCAACCAGATAGTCAGAGCAAGCGCAACGGTTGCCGCAAACAAGGGCGCAGACAAGCAGACATATTATGCATTCTATCCTGTCCCCGTCATTGACCATCACAGAAGTGTCGTAACAGAGGTTGGCAATGACAGATTTGGTCTTCCCGTCTATGATGTCAAGTTTGACAAGACAAGGACCCTCAAAAATATTCTTTACAATGCCGATGGGCGTCTTCCGCTGTATAATGAGAACCAAGGAGTTTTCTTCTCTCTTGGAGACATAGGCAATCGTCATATCATCTTGCGGGCAGAGGGTGGTGCAAATGATGACACAACCACCGCTGCGTTTACTCTTTACACTGAGGAAGATGGCATAAAGAAGTCTTCGACCATCATTGCTCAGGACCTGAATTACACTATAAAGGAAGAGTACGAAGAAGATGGCGAAACCAAGACACGTGATATTCAGAAGGTATTTGACCATGTATACGTGAAGCCAAATGACAATTATGACGGCGCGTATGTCAATAACAGAATTCACGGTCTTATTTTTGCCGAGAATGTTGAGGAAAGTGCTCGTGTTGATGGCAACGCCGAGGTAGAATTTTATCTTCCCATTCATATCTCACTCAATACCTATGGATTGTCTTCCCTTAATGCCTGGGATGGCAACAAGATAGAGATAAACGAGGATTCTAACTATATCCTTGCACCGCAAGTTGGTGCTGGCGAGAAGGATTCTGAGAACAAGTTCACAGGTATTGTCATGGGCAAGGCTGAGACGTATCCTGACGCACAAAACAAAAAGTCTACTGCCATTGGTCTTTTAGGCTACAGCCATGGTAAGCAATCTATCTGGTTAGACTCTGAGACTGGTAACGCGACTTTTGGTTTGCCTGAAGATGAGGCGAGTGCTCAAAACAGGTATACCGAAGGCCGCATCAAGCTTGTTCCTGGCGGCACTTCTTCTATCGGCGCTTGGAATATAGGCTCTCGTGTTCTCTATAATATGTCAACCGCTCCTGTTATGCGTTCTGTTGAGCAAAAAGATGACCAAGGCAAAGGCACAGGCATCTATGATGCTCAGGTGTATGACAAGGCAACCAAGACATGGAGTGAGTCTGTTGGAGACACTAGGAATGCTTCCGCAGTCAGAAAAGAGTACTATGCTCCTGAGAAGTTAGTTGGCAACAACAATCCCGAGCAGAATTATAAAAGTTACACTGGCGAGAGCAAATATAGAGTTGACAATGCTACCTTGAATTTTGACCCCTATTCGCAAGGTGCTATTCTTGGAGCAAACCCA